CTTTATATAATTTTTTATCTTCTAAATCTATGTTGTCCAGGTCTATCTCTTGTCCCGTATTTTTGAGAGCCATTTCTAAAGCATCCTTTAAAATATTAACCTGATCTAATCCTAAAATATCTATTTTTAATATTCCTACTTCCGATAACTCTCTATAATCTTTTCCTTCTGTTAGTCCTGTAACTATTTCCCCTCTTATTTTTTGTATTGGAATATAATCATATATTGGCCCTGGGGTAATTGCTACACCGGCTGCGTGTTGTCCTTGTTGTCTTATCTTACCCACTAGCTTATCGGCTATTCTAAACATATCCATATTATTCTTTATATAAGATATCTCACTCTTGTCAAGATTTTCCATCAGGCTCTCAAGTTGTCCAATAACCCCAAATGATCCCCTAGGATCGTCTTCTATTCTTTTTATGATAGTAGCAAATTCCATATCCCTATCTTTATTTAACACTCTAGCAACATTCCTCAACGCACCTTTTGGTCTAAATGTCGAAAATGTTATTATGTGGGCTACTCTGTCCCTCCCATATTTATTCTTTAAATAATCTTCTATCTCGGATTTTCTACCACTCTCAAAATCCAAGTCAATGTCAGGCGGGTCTTTTCTTTCACTGTTTAAAAATCTCTCAAATAATAAACCAAATCTTATCGGGTCCACTCTTGTTATACCTAGAACATACGAAACTAAAGAACCGGCTGCACTTCCTCTACCTGCACCGACTCCTATATTTTTCTTTTTACAAAATTTTATAATATCTTCTATTATAAGAAAATAATCAGCAAAACCTTTTTCTGTTATTACTTTTAATTCTTTTTCCAGTCTCCCTTTATATTCCTTTTCTTTATCTTTAGGAAAAATAGATTTAGAAATATTATGACATTTTTTAACAAGAATAAGAGGAGCATTAACTTGAATTCCATCTTCATTCACATAAGCTGGGAATTTACTATCTTTATTAAGCATCTCAAAGTTGCATTTTTCGACTATTTCCAAAGTCCTCATCAATCCTTCTTGTATAACTCTATCAGGAAAATTATAACCGAATTTTTTATTAAAATTCATATAATCTTTAGGTAAATGAAAATAAAGATTCCTTGCAGAGAATCTAAATACATTACTGTCTGATTCTCTTTTTCTGGTATTTATCATTAAAAGGATATCTTGTGTTCTCGCGTCTTCTTTTTCTATATAGTGGCAATCTCCTGTTATGATATATTTTACCTTATGTTTTTTACATAATTCATATATTCCCTTAGTGACTTTTATTTGGTCTTTTACTTCATTAAAATGTAACTCCCCGTAAAAATCCTTCCCAAAAGCCTCTTTATATTGTAAAAATACATTTTCCGCTTTCTTAAACTCTTTATTTAATATAAAAGAAGCTATAGTTGAAGCCATACAAGCTGAAGTACATACTAATCCATCGGAATGTTCAAACATAAAAGGCTCGCTTGTTCTGCCTTTATAATAAAAACCTTCATTGAAACTATCATAATTTATTTTTAAAAGATTTTTATATCCTTCTTTATTTTTTGCTAACAGGACTATATGATGATTATCCCTGGCTTCTTTACCTTTGCTCCTATTATTGTTGACATAAAATTCACAACCTATTATTGGCTTTATTTCTTCTTTCCTGCAAGCATTATAGAATCTCAAAATACCTGACATATTACCGTGATCGGTAATAGCCAATGCAGGCATTCCTACTTGTTTAGCTTTGGCTGCAAATTCTTCCGGGCTATTTACCCCATCTAATACGCTGAAAGAAGTATGTAGATGTAACTGGACAAATTTCATTCTAATAACCTCTATTTTGTCTGTCGTGATTTTCCTTATTTTTTGCCATATAATAATTAAATATTTCTTCCGGTGTAAAACCAAATATAAGTGCAATGTTTATAAAAAAATGCAAAGCATCTATATATTCAAAAAGAGTTTCCGTTCTTTGTTCCTCAGAAGTCCAGTCTTTTTCCATTTCTGGGCTATATTTCTTCCAATGTTTGAAAGGTAGCCTTTCTAGCATCTCTACTAACTCAGCATTGAGATGATAAATATTATCTTTGGCATAATCACATTTGGCTTTCATGTTGGAATTTCTATACAAGGACATTCTGCCAAGTCTTTCTTGTAAGAGTTCTTGCATATCTAACATTTTCTTTATAGAGTCTTCTTCTGGCAACAGCCCCATATTCTCTGGCTTTAAATTCATACATCTTTGCTTTTCCATAAAACTTTCTCCTATATTTTACTCATAATTTCTTTCAAATATTTTACTCTACATACTTTGTCATCAATAGGGCCCTCGTTATAAATATTTGATACAAGAAAAACTTGATAGCCCCATTTTGCAACTTGATTTGATATATCCCTATTATCTTCTATCATAAATTCAAGAGTAGGATAGTTTTCTAGAATCCTAATATGTTTCTTCTTATCGAATACTATGCCGTCAAAAGGAATCTTGTGCTGTTCAAGCCATCTAACCGTTAGGGCGAGATATTTTTCATTTCTTGCTGTCATTATTATAACAGAATATCCCTTTTCTTTTATTATATTCATTGATTCAGTTGCATCCATTTTTGATACTAAATCAGCTTTTACCCAAGAATTTCTATATGCTTCTTTTAGTATCCTGTAATAATAATAAGGAATAAATTTTTTTGTCTCTATCAGATTATAGTAATTATCCTTAAATAATGCCCAATTCGGTCTCCCGTTTGAGATTGTATGCCATTTGGAACTCCTCACTTCTTTTATCATATCAATTGTCTCAAATTTACTAAATTCATTCTTTTCATCAAAATTAGGGTGCAATACTGTTCTTAAAAATTTTAACCAACCTTCCGTACTGCAGGCCAGTACATCATCTAAATCTACGGCACATACTTTTCTATTTTTCCCCAAATTTATGTGGGAAGGTGAATACAAATTCATTTTATTTTCTCCTTTTATTTTTGTTGATTAACATTTTTTTATCTCCCGTCAATTCCGCAATGTATTCAAATATTTTATTTCTGCCCTTTTTATTTATTCCTATCATCTTCAGGACAGTATTTAACAAGGACATTTGAGTTTCAAATTTATTCATCTATTTTTTGTTTTGTCCATTATTTTGGGTATAATTTTATCCAATCTCTCATTGTCTTTTTCCAACAAAGGAACTACCACATCATCCTCAATTTCTTCCCTGTTTTGGTTGCGTCCAAATTTATATATATGAGCTGAACCTAATATGATTTTTATATTGATCTTCGCGTCATCTTTATATAAGAAATCTTCATACAGTTGATCTGTTATATATAATATCCCGGCTAGGTCAACGGGTAACAATTCTATTACATCTGAAGACCTCATGTAGACTATCACATTTAGGCTTTCTTTCCTTGGTATTACATGAATTAAGGAAATGCAATCTTCAGAATGGGCTACCAACTTTCTGGAGCCTATTATTGGCTCCTTTGGAAAATAATATTTCTGGAAAACTATTTTGGCTCTTATCCCATATAAGAGATATTTATAATGGTCGTTTTCTTCATCAAACCTTTTTTCAAATGCTTTTTTTCCATATTTATAACTGTCTTTTAATTCCTCAAAAGCATTTTTAAAAGATTCTACTTTGTCTGTCCTAAAATCTAAATTTAGCATAAGAGTTTCCACTATGCCTTTTTCTTTGTTGGTCATGATACCGTTTCTGAGAATGTATTCTTGGGCTTTGTCTAAAACATTTACTAAATTACTCATTTATTTCTCCTAATTCTAAAGATTTTATTACATCATGCAGTCTGATGCTCTGTGTCTGATTTGCATATCTACCAATATGCTTTATACCATCATAATCAATATGCTTTATACCGTCATAATAAAGTATATTTTCTCCAACGTCAGCTATTTTACCAAAAGGCAAAATAGTATGTTTCCATATTCTGCCTTCATATCTATTTATAAAATCACCTAAATCTTCTGTCATGCTTTCAACGCAGACTATTCTCGATTCCCGTGTTCTGTAAATTCTATAGTAGGGAATTTCTTCGTCTATAAAATAAACAAAATCATAATAACTTAATAAATGTCTGCAAAAAAGCTCTGGGAACTCAATCAAATACAAATGTATTGTTGATTTATTTTCCGTCCTAGGTTTTGGATAGTTGGGGTCTATCAGATATAAAAATTCCTGAATTGGAAATGTGTTCAATATTTTTTTATATTCTTTTAATTCACAAAACTCTAGATCATTATTTCTTATAGTAAAAGTCTTTTCCTGCGGGGATATTCCGACAACATGAGTTTCAATTATTCTATTCTCCATATTTTTTCTACTTCTTATTAAAGAATATAATTCTTTCATGTCATAACCTATTATTTCTTTTTCCCCGTCATTTAGCTCATTGCCCGTTGGTTTATAATTTATTCCCCTTGTTTTTTTGAGATATTTTCTCACTAATTCTTCATTAAGTTCTTCCACAAATTCATTCTCGTAACAATAAGCACACTTGTATTCTCTGCTTCTCATCTTCAAACGGAATCTCTTCATAAAAGATTCAGTATAAATATTTTTTCTTAATATTTTAGGGCCGGATAAATAATTTTCTTGTTCTTGACCATCTCCTATTATGTAGAAATTTTTAAAATATAGAGCAGTCACTAAACCAGTTATACCGCTACCAAAAATATAATTATTTTTATTCATATTCTTCCTCCTTATATATAAGAGTATTTATTCTACTTTTCTCAAAATAACTTTAGCCCTTTCGAATAATTCAATAATTTTTTTTGTATATTCATCAGGGGCATCATACCTGTAATAGACTAACTTTATCCCTGAATATATAATGTCTATACTACACTTGTAGCAAGGCAGGTGTGTCACAAACAATACACCTTCACTCATAGAAGGTCCATAAAATCGGTATGCTTTCATAAGAACTTTGAATTCAGCATGTACTGAATTACATCCAGTAAAATCTGAATAGGGTATAGAATTTTTTCTAACACAAGGATTGCATTGTCCTAGAACTTCCGGTGGCCCCGAAAATCCACCCGGTTCGATACAACTGTGTCTATTAAAAATAAATTTGGCTCCTACTTTCTTTTTTTGACAAGTGGAAGAACGAAGGGCTTCTGCTTCTAAATTATTCATAATATTCTTTATTTCTTCGTTAGTTAATGGGTCCATAAATCTCCTCTACTTTATTTTTTAATTTATATTTCATATATGCAAGCTTGTTCTCTGTTGTTTTCATTTTACTTGCTATCATTCTGCTTGTAATTAGTTTACCTCTACTGTAGCAATAATAGTCAAACAATCTTTTTTCTTCTTTAGTTAAAGATTTTACAAACTTGTCAAACTTATCTCTGGAGTTGACATATTCAACAGGGTCTAATGGCCTCTGATCATTTAATTCCCCAACAGAATCCAGAAATTCTATGGTTCTATCATCCAGATTTTTATCCTCCTTACTATAATCTCTTAATATGTTTTTTGATCTGTAGTGAATGTGTTTCTGTATAAAATATTTTGTCAATATTTTCCTGGGCTTTTTCTTTTTTTTTCCGTTCGGTTCAATACCAGCCCATTCACAATAAACATAAAATAATAAATCCTGGCGGGCATCGTCTTTTTCAATCGTCGTACTCCTGGAAATATAACCTGCCCAATACTCTATACTGTTTGATGCTAACTCCAAAAGCTCAATAAATGAAGAGCTCATAATGCTTTCTCCTGTTTTTTATTTTTTTATTTTTACCTATAATATGGAAGAATAAACTCTTTTCACTCCATTTATACTCAAATCATTTGCATCCCTGTTTTTTGGCATTTCTATTTCATCTACTTCAACATATTCTCCTATCCTCCTTTTCATTTTTAATCTATAACTCTTTGGAACATCCCCATCATAGTTTAATATTACTTTCTGGAAATATCTAGCCATTTTTCTTATCTGTATCTCGCTTGGATATTTTTTACCTACTGAAAAAGCTGGGATATTATTTTGTTGTAAATATAAAGCATCTATTTCCCCCTCTTCCATGACTCCGAACTTCAAAATTGAATTATTGGATAAAAGATAATTCAATCCAAATAATATCTTATTAACATCAGAGCCTTTTGCTTTACTAATCCTGTAGTCGGTGTTATTTTCTATTGATCTGCCCAATATGGAAACTAATCTGTTATATTCATCATACATTGGTATTATTATCCTCTTTTCCCCTTTCCAATATCCACATCTAATATTAAATTTTTCTATAGAGTGTTTATTTATTTTTCTCTTTTCTAAATATTTCAAATATTCGTCCCGGGGTGTTTCGTATTCTTCCAGATTAAAGTTTTTTAATATCTTTATTTTAGGGATATCTTCTTTCTTTCCTAAATCTTTTAATCTGTCTTTTAATAAGGATAAATCGATGGGATCGGATTTTTCAATATTTTCCTCAAAATCAAAACTATCTTCATCCAGTATTTTTTTTAATAGATATTTAATAGCTTCAATTCCTTTCCCACTTTTACCACATCCAAGACAATTATATTTCATCTTTTTAAAATTAACTCCCAAAGAAGGATTTTTATCCAGATGAAACACACATGGAATCATTATATTATCCCCAACTTTCATATAGGGTATTTTTTTAGCTTTTATTAAATCAATGAATTGATTTTGCATATCTGTTTTTTGACCTGTTGTGATTGCTTGATAAAATTTTTCTGGATGATGCTATTATCTTTTTCATCCCTTTACTATCTTTACATGTTGTCTTATTTTCTATAAAGTCTAGTAATCTCTTTATTGTCGATTCTAATTCTATTGTATATAAATTTGTTATATTGGTTTTATTTTTATCGTTGAAAGAATTTAGGGCTTCTTCCGCTCTCATTCCTACAGGACCCCGAGCCAAACATATATAACAGACTACATAATATCTTTTACTTCCCATAACAGAAAGTCTATCTGCTTCTTCTATCAAGTGCAAATCCTTGTTAGAATGACAATAAGGGCATTTACCTTCTATATTCATTTTACTTTCCTTATTTCCGATAAAGATTTTGGGGCTCTTCTGCTTTCATCTAATAGCATTATATCAAAATTAGGTCTTATGACAATGGGTTCTATGTCGGATATATCCCTCAATTTAAGAAACTGCAATCTCATTATATCTTCTAACTCATCATCTTGATCTTGTAGAAGAGCGGCTACTACACTCGCATTTTCTAATATTCCTCTCGCATACTTTAAATGTCTCTTTTTTACCAGATGCATATTTTCAGCTTCATCTTTTAATTGATTTGCTGTCCAGATTGCAACTCCTCTACCATTACAAAAATCTTTGGCTACTTCCGTCAATTCTATAGCTATATCAGTCTGGCTCCCCCATTCCATCTTAGATGAATTACTTTTACTGCTATTTGACTTCATTATGTTTAAATAATCTATTGCGATCAAATCCACTTCTTTTCCTTTTATGTCTTGTATTCTATCGGCCTCTGCTTCAATATCCTGAGCTGAACATCCCCTTGGCATAGCTACTATTTCTAAATAGTTTTGTTTTTCCATTCTTAGTTCTTGTATCTTTTTTTCCCATTTTAACAAATCTGAATTATTAAAATTTCCTCTTCTGAATTTAGAATATTCTATGCTTGCTAATAACGAATCAAGTCTCAGTTGTACTTGAATCTTTGGCATTTCTATTGTAAAAAATATAACATTAGCATTCTGATAAAGCCAAGGATAAGCGGAGAAGTTTTCTAAGGCTATAGTTTTGCCTTTTCCAGATTCTGCTGTAATTATGGCTAGTTCTGTCGGCATAATACCCCCACTTAAATGATCAAATTTTCTTATGCCTGTTAACATTCCCATATTTTTATTATCTTTTCTTGCTTTTACTATCCTTTTTCTTTCCTCAAAATCCTCTAAATATTCTCCCTCATATACTTTTTTATTTGAAGTACCTACTAAAGATATTTTTCTGGATAATTTTCTAACTTCATCGATGTTCTTTTCTTCTAGAGCCGTCATAATATCTTCTATTCTGTCCCGGGAGAATCTCAACATATATAATTCTCTCATCCTACTAATATAAGATATTATTGCTTTTTTACCGATTTTAGAAATATCTTTTTTATATATCTGTTTTACATAATCTTGTAATAACTGCATATCTTTAAGTCTTTGAGAAACTAAATCAAACAGGACTTTTTTATCCAAAACAGACCTGTGCAAACAAACAATATCGTGAAAAACTCTATAAGGCTTTATTGAAAAATATTCTCTTTCAATCATATCACAAACACTGAAATCTTTCCTCAATTCATAAGAAAGAACGGATATCTCTAAATCTGTATTTCTGAACTGGTCCATATATTAAACTCTCATCTTTTTAGAAATATTTACAAAATAAGGATTTAAAAAATTTATATTCCCTTTTATCAATCTCTCTTCCCAATGTCCTTGTAAATCTTTACTTTTATCTTCCCCCTTTACTGTTATAAATTTTAACTTTCTCAACATTATTGAATAAACAGAATCCCCGAAATATTTTTTTAGTTCATCCTTTGACCAGTTTGTACATATACATACAACTTTATTTTTTGGCAAAAGAACTCTTAGTAAATTTTCGGTCATGACTTGAACATAATCTGATTCTTTCTTTTGATAGGGTTTTTCAAGTTCATCTAAAAGCAAGACATCCGTTCCTTCTTCTATTCTTGAAATACTATTAGAATCAGATACATATTTATAATTGATATATTCCTGGGCTACTATATACAATGTGGAAAGTCCTTTTAATACTGCTACTTTTCCTATCTCAGCTAACAGAGTTGTTTTTCCTACTCCATTCAATCCTAGAAAACAAAAACCCAATCCAGCTTCTACTGCATTGGAAAAATTCTTAAGATATCTTGTTACCTCTAATTTGACTATTTTATCTACCTCAATCGTTCCGATATCTAATCCCCAATATTCTCTAGGTATTCTAGCATATACTAACTCCTTTAAATATCGGAAGACTTGTCTACATTCACATTCTTTTATGCCATCTTCCGTATTATCATCTTTTTGCCAACCACTTCCTCCACACTTTTTACATATTTTTAAAGTCCTTTCTTTTATTTTCTTTAGTGTTATTTCCTCATTATCCGTGAATCTGTTCATTTTTTATATCGGCCTCACATTAGATTTTTTTCCTGAAAATGAGTTACTAATTCTTTATCAAACTCATCCAATTTTTCTCCCGACTCTATTTTCTTTTTTAGGGATTCTAATAACTTCTTTTCTTCTCCTGAAGCATCACTTTCAAATTTTCCTCTTTTATCTTCTATCCTCTTTTTAGAGTTTGACAGTAAATAATTCGCTCCTTTGTTGATGAATTCTTCTATCATAGGATTACATGTCAATATACCATAATTGAACCCATCAAGTTTTGGCAGTTTTATTTTAACAAACCAATCTACAAATATTGGTATATCATTTTCTTTTATACCATATCTGAAAAGATTTAATATTCCTGATTGTATTTTATAAAAGTATTGTGTATTTCTTTCATTGAGATATTTATCAGGAATATGAGGCAGAATTTTATTCTTCCATATACCCTCAAATTTATCCATAGCTTTTTTATTCCTCTCTTTTCTTTTTTCTTTACTTATCTCTAATTTTTTTCCCACCTCTTCATATATTTCCAAAGCGGAGAAATATAAGTTGGTTTCTTTATAAGGAGTACGGTTGGATATAACAAATAATTTGGAGAGGGCATTCTGCACTTTAGAAGTTGTTAGCGATAACTCTTTGACAGTTTTAGATTGAGACGGAAATTTCCCTTCTTTTTTCTTGAATGCTATATAATAGATATAAACAAAAAAGGATTCTGCCCCCAAATCCTTCATCATTTGTCTTGTTATGTCTATTTCCATTTTCATAATCTGCTTATTATATATTTTGTTAAATTCTCGTCGTCTTTTAATAATGATTCTTTTTTATAGGATATATATTTTATATTCCAAAGGGGAATGAAAAATATTTTATTTTCCTCATATCCGTCTTCTATAGCAGATATTTCATATAATTCATATCCTAATACTGGGGATATTACTTGTTTATAAAAATTAAATCTTCTGCCTTCTCCGTATCCAAAAAGAGTGTTTATAAATGTTTCATTCCCGGTATCTATTCCGGATATAATATCCCTTTCTTCTTTCTCAAACATATTAGCCTCTCATAGTATATAAGAGATTTTTATAATCAGGTCTCAAATTTTTCTACAATTATATATCCCATGAATTTTTTGTAAACAATAAAAAAAACAGTTTTTCTCATATTCTAAGTTTATGTATATACATAACTTTATATAAGAGTATTGCGTGCACACGCTACACGCATATATATAGAAGGGGAAATTTTCCTCCCCAAAGTTATGTAAAAGACAAATTACTATTGTCATAATAAAATCAAAAAAGGAGAAAACATTATGAAGCAATTAGAAGAAATACTAGAACAGGTAAATTTCAAGGTCATCAGAGAAAGGATATTTAATCCAGCAAAAAAGGACACCGGGTTCGATACTCTCTACAGAGAAGATACAGGGGACAATCTGGGAGTTGTTTCTCGAAATTACGGGTTAGCTACTCACTCTGAAGTTCTAGAAAAAGTAGCGGAAGAATTCAAAAAAAGTAAATTACCGGAAGCACTTCCACTATATCTTGATTTACCAAAGAACGGGGCGATGATGTTCTTAGAGTTAAGATTTTCGAAAGAATTTAATTTATCGACAAAATCTGACCCTGATTATATTTCACCGGGAGCAATAGTAGTTAACTCTTACAACAGAAAATTACAATTTGATCTACAGGGTTTTATTTACAGAGTAGTCTGTTCAAATAAAGCTGTAGTTAAAGAAAGTTTGTTCCAATACAGAAGCAGACACACAAAAAGACTACTAGTAGACGAACCAGTTAAAAAATTTGTTGAAGTATATCCTAATTTTGAAAAGATAGTAATTCCGAGATTATCCCAAATGACAAAAGAAATAGTTCCAGAAAATAAAATACTATCCACACTTGATCAATTTCCGGGATGGATACAGGAAGAAAGTCTACAATATCTTGCAGAAAGAAAATTCATCACTTATAAGGAAGAAAACAATGAAGTGGAAATCAGCAAAACAGACAAAAAACTTACTGTCTGGGATTTTGTAAACACTTTCACTTTCGTCCTTACTCATACTGGCTCTGTCTCTACTGAGAGTAGATTAAAATATCTATTTACGTTATCTTCTATTTTCTCCCTTTAGTTTTATCAACCTCCTTTCTATTCTCTCTGGAAAGGAGGTTGTTTTTTTGTGGTTTGTTTCCTAATAAAAAATCATTTTCCTAATTGAGGATTTGTTTTATTTTTCTCTTCTAATAAATGTAATAACAAAACCAAAGCAACTTCAAAACAAAACAATATATAATATATAATATGTAATAATAATATAATATAATAATATATAAAGAAGATTGCGCGAGGGTTTTTTGTTCTCTTCTACATAATAGAAGATATTCCTAGAATCCTATATTCCTATATTCCAGAAGTTACGAGGTAACATAATATATTCTCATCAACAAAAAACAACAGGAGAAAAGATTATGAAAAAAGCATTAAAAAAAGAAGTAAAAAAAGCAGCAGTAAAAAAAGAAGTAAAAGCAGCAGTAAAAAAAGCAGTAAAAAAAGAAGAAGTAAAAAAAGTAGCAGGTCTGAACAGAACTAAAATCATCCTTGAAAAAGTAGAAAAAGGGGAAACAAGAAAGGCAATCATCCTGGCTTTAATAGCCCTCAACGAAAAAGAAGGAAAAGAAACCACTCCGAAATCAACAGCAGGCCTAGTAAGCAGAGTCTTCACAAAGTATAACCTGACAGGAAAAGTAGAATCCGGAACAGGTAAAAATACCGCAAAGAAAAAGAATCTGAAAATCAAAAAAGAAGAACCTAAAAATAAAAAGAAAGTAGACACAAATGAAGAATTCTAAAACTAAAGGGAGAGCCTAATAAGCTCTCCCATTTTTTCTGTGTTTACCTGATATATGTTACGCAATAACATATTCTATTCATTATAACCTCCGTTAGGAGTATAAAATAAATCACAAAAAAGGAGTCCTTTATGGATAAAGTAAAAAGAATTTTCAAAGTAAGGCTTCTTGGGAATTCCTTCTATATAGAAGGAATTAACATCCTAGAAGCAATGAAGGGAGCGGCTAAAGCCTATACAGTCAGATTCGGTTCTTCGGACGGTTCTGAAGAAGAATTGATGGAAAAAATTCCAAGAGTAAGAAAAATATGTGACCTGGACAATGTATCCGAAGAATATCAGGAAATGTTAGAACAGACAATCTAATATTTCCGGGAAAGGGAGCATTCAGCTCCCTTTCTTTTTTTGTGGTCTGCTTTAAAGTTACGAGGTAACATAATATAGTATTATCAACAAAAAAGGAGAAAAGATTATGAAAAAGATAATCATTATTTTAATAAGTTTAACTTTCTTTATAGCATGCAGTGAAGTTGAAGAATTAAAAAGCATAGACCCTGATTACGGATTCGAAGATGAAATTCCAGATTATGAAAAACAATCGGATTTATTATTCTGGATATCGACTCACCTTTACCACGACGGCGGAAGCAGTAGCTGGCAAACAGCAATTCAGACATGGGACAGAACTTATCAAGTCTCTGGTAATTCTAAAATATTTCACTTAGGAGATTGTGAAGATGGCGCTATTTTTACCCTTTATTTATTAAGGAAAAAGTTTAATATCCAGGGATACCTGGTAAGGGTTAGAATAAAAAGAAATGATCATGCCCATGCAATAGCTTACCTAGCAGATACGGATACTTATTTGGAACCTTTCGATCATAATCAGTATATCATCCCGGATGTAAATACTGAATATGAAGTAAATGAAATGATTCCATACGGGGAGGCAATGTATATGGCAGAACAAGGACATTACATAAAGGCAGATCAAAACGATCCTTTACTTGATATTTTCTAAAGGGCTATTTTTATAGCCCTTTCTTTTTTTGTGGTTATCCCTTATTTAAGTTACAAGAAAACAAAATATTTTAACATAATAAAACAAAGGAGAAAAGATTATGATGAATGTAGTAAAAATTTATGGCTACCTTCTTTTAAAAGGTAAAAAAGAACAAGAAAAATCAGAGGAAATAATTCTGAAGGGAGAAATTCCGAAAAGATTCGATCCGAAAAGGATAATTTCAGTATCAAAAAATGGGGAAGAAAAAACTCACACTGTAGTATTTTCAGACGGATACACAAGGACAATAAGAACAAAATCCGCAATAAAAGATTTTTATAAGGAATATTTCCCCTATTAGGAGGTTTTAATGGAAACAGAAATTTTTTCAAAAGTAAGAGTCTATCAAGTATTTTCTAACAATTGGCAAATATGTTCTTTTTATAGAAAGGAGGACGCTGAAAAGTTAAAAAATCTTCTGGATAAAATAAAAAGAGCGGAAGCATTTAGGAATTCAGAGATAAAAATTTCGGAATCTTCCGAATATTTGTCAGAAAAGCAAATAGAAAATATTAAGGAAACTCATAAAATTGAAATTCAGAGGCTGGCCTAAAGCTAGCCTTTTTATATTCCAAAAAAAGGAGAAAAGATCATGACAAAAGAAGAATATTTTAAAAAGGAAAACCAAAAAAAACTACAAGACCAACACAACAGAAAAAAGATAAGTACATGGAAAAGGATTGAATTTGATGACGAAAAGGAAGAAAAAGAAAGGCAGAGAAAAGGGTACCAACCCTTTAGGGATATAATTCCCGAATAAATTAGGTATTTAAAAAAATAAGGGAGCTGAATGCTCCCTTTCTTTTTTTGTGGTTTTTATAGCTTCATATTACTAAAGAACTAATAACAACAGCTGGCGTGCATTGATACGTGCAACGTAAATTAACAAAAACAATGTTAAAAGAAGAGGCTGTACAAGTAAAAAACCTGTACAGCCTCGACAGAAGGAAGCATTTTTACCTATAAATAGGCCTATCATTTATTCCTGATTATCAATAACCTTCTCGGTTTTATATCCCCGCTTTCTGGGGGTTTTATTATCGCTTGATTTTCAGGTACCAGTGGCATTCCGTCACTCCATATTCCTATATCTGAAAGTGATCTTTCCACTATTTCATATAATGTTACCCAATATGCAATCCACTGCAACGGGGTCCATTCTTTGTTACTATTATTTTCTGATTTAAAAAACGGCTGTACTTCTCTTTTAAACTCCGGACTGTTTTTTAATTTATCGATTATAGTTGCTCTTCTTTCTAATATGGTTGTTGCTGTCCATCTTTTCAAACTCCCTTTTTCGGCTTCCACTTTGTTTAAATATTTTGCTATATCTGGTGCTGGCTCTCCTAAAGCATATCTTCTCACTTCTTCTGGGGAATTTTCATCTACGAACAATCCATAAGTTCTTATCATTATTTCCCTATCTGTTGGTGATAATATTTTCTTCATCCCATCTCTTACAGCATCTTTCACTAATTTCTTTTCTAATTCTACCCATGGGTCCGTTTTATAATGGCCGACGGATTGTAGACTCTCGGAATCCAGAATAGAAAGTAGCGTGTCCGAATCTTCTTCTTTACCCAATTGTATATCTAAGCTTGTTATCCCCCTGCTTTGTGCTCTTTTATTCTTTATTTTTTCAAGAGTCCATTCATAATCTCTTATTGTTTTATGTCCTTCTTCATCAGGTAATGATTTTCTTTTCTTTTCCAGAATTTCCAACAATTCCACATCTGAAGGTTCTGACCCTTTTTCTCCTCTTACTTCTTCTATTGTGTCTTTGAAGAACCATAAATATAATTGATCTTTTCCTGAAGCACTTAAATGTCCCCCACCTCCGCTGCCAACTGCAAGCTTAGCGGCTAAATTTGATTTGAGGAAGGAATTAACATATTGCTCAAATGGAATTTCCTTGTTCTTTTTATTTTTTAAATATGATAGAGCGGAATTATATACAACAAGAAATGTGTCGTTTATAAGGTCTTTTTCTTCATATCCATAGTTTGCTGCGTTCCATCCCTTTCTCATCCTGCTTTTATAATATGCACCGGCTATTTTAGAAAATTTTCCCCAATCTTTCATAACCAGGTCTTTAGCTATTTTCATAACTCTTTCATCAGAGTCCTTATGTTTAATAGCTCTGTCCTCTGTTTTTGTTTCACCTGATTTTTTTCTTTCTAAAGAAGATTGAAACCAAGATTTGTCACTTCTTTCTACTTTGTCTTTGGGTACATTGGAGGCTACTGTTTTCAGGCCATTAACGGTATACTCAATGTCAAAATGTTCGGGTCCCCTGGAAGATGTTCCATCAGAACCTATTACTTTTCCGAAGAATTTCTTTTTAGAAGCACCGGGCAGACTAAAACTGACAAGAGTTCCGGATTTTATTCTACCAAAAGTCGATTTTATTTTTTTACCATAACCTGTTGTCAATCCTTGTTTTTCTCTTTCTAAATATTCTTTTTTGTCTTCTTCTGTCTTGAAATATTTTGGCTTTTCAGCATCTATTTTCACTACTAGTTTTTTTGGTTTTTTTTCTTCTCCGTAATCATAGTGATATTTACCACCTTCCATCCATCTTCTTTTGTATTTTGACCCTGATTTTATTTCTCCTTTTTTCATATTTATGCCCTCTGTTTTTTGCTTCGAATTATATCAGTTCTTAGCTCTTTATGAGCTTCTTTGTTCTCTTCTTTAAATTTATCAAACTCTGTACATCTTAAATATTTTTCTGGAAGTTCCAATTTTAAATCAACAACTTCCCGGGAAAGTTCTTTTATGTCTTTAGCTACCCCTTTTATAGAAGTATGTACTTTTCTTATACTACCACTTATTACCGTAAAAGCACCGCCAACAAATACTGTTAAGATTATATACTCTACCATTTTTTCTAAATTCACCATTTTTTACACCCCTATTGTTGATTTTTTACAAAACCTTTGAGTACAAGTCCGGGTTCTAAAGCCCCAAATTCATTCTTGATACAATAACATTCAAAAGTCTTTCCTCCTCCATTATTAACTTCTATCCAATAGGCTGGATATCTTTCTTCATAACTAGCACTTGGTCCTGAATTACCAAACATATATATTCTATTATTATGTATCAAGCCACTATAAACATTTGAAAAATCTTCAAGATTGCCGACCGTATATTGTACACCATCAATCCAGACACATCCCCAATGATAGCTGTTAGTATAAGAACGTTGATAACCAAATATATATAATACTCCATCTTTTAATATAGCATCAGTTGCAGTTGTATGAAGTATTCCATATGACCCGACCCATACTTTAATCCCATTTTTCCAATAACAAGCCCTATAATAAGTACCGCTATATTCGAAACCAAAAGCATAAATATCATCCCCATCTACTAGAAGATGATTTACACCTCCCTCCTGCCCCGATAATGGGAGAATAGTTAAAATCCCATTTTTCCAATAACACGGGTGGGAATAATTGGGATTCTTTAAACTCCCCCATAAATAAAAATCAGTATCTTTTATAAAACCACCACTAGAAGAAGTTTGACCTGTATAGGAATCTTGCCACTGTACTATCCCATTTTTCCAATAACAAGCTCTTTTAGAAAGTGGGTCTAGAGCTGTTATATATCTCCAGCCAAACATATAAATATCACCATTTATAATCTGACCGTTGTAACAATTGGATTCTTGTCCCGCACTTTCCGAAGGAGATAGGTTTCTAATACCGTTTTTCCAATGACATGCTATATTGTATAAATGGCTATTGTAAGAATATATATCAGTACCAAAGATATATAAATCTTTCCCGTAAAACATTCCATCCACCGCCTGTCCAAAAGCCTGGTACATTTCTAGCTCTACACCTCTCCTATCTTTATAATAATAAGGTCGTGTGTGTCCTCCCCCGGATATTTCATATCCCGCTCCGAACAAGGTAGTGTGTGATTTTTTTAATCTAGTAGCAATCATTCGAAACTATTTCCTCCTATTATGCCGTAGTATGTTGTACCACCATCGATAGTTATAAATGTATATATAGCAATTTGATTTGCTTCATCTAGTGTGTTGGGAATTAAACCCTCTTCCCATTTAATGGTTACGGGCCACCATATTTGTCTTGGTAGTCCATTATCATCTTTTTTTACTATTAAAGTAATACTACCTGCTCTACCCGTAGCCGGAGGATTTGTGAAAGAAATGGTGCAATTATTAGTTAATACAACAGACTGTACATTTCCATCTTCAAAATTTATAGTTAAATCCGCTCCACTATTTCCTTTGACGGCCAATGTTTCCGAATAGTCTTTTATCATCGGCCTTGATAAAACATTATCCAACAAATTAAGACTAGAAGATAACTCCATACTTCTATCGGCATCTATTTTTAGGATATTTGATTTTGTCGTCCCGTCAAACTGATCTATTACAAAAGCCCTGAAAGAACCCGTCCCCCTTTTCTGTATCCTTATACCGAATTGTCTTTCCGAATTATATCCATTGTTATAAAAATCAACAAATTCTTGATTTGGTTCATTACCTCTAACAAGGCTAATGGTTGCTTCTCTTTCTTGTGTCAAATCTCCAGGGGGGGACCATATACTCAAAATAGAATATTGTTGATTGTAGTTTCTCAAAATTAGAAAATCAGTTCCTCCCCTATACATTACTAATCTTGGGTCTACTTCTGGGCCAAATCCTATTCCGCCATTTTTCATTTTTAGATCAGTGTATAAATCCATACCTGCCAAAGTTTTCATAAGTCCTGAAAATTCTGTTGGGCCTAGAATTTTTCCTCCATATAACCTTAAATCAGAAATATCCTCTTTTATATAGGTAATGTCTTTTTCAGTAGTCCAGTCTGCTGTCTCGCATCCATCGTAGTTGGCTGTACAATTCTTTATATAAGAATTTAGTATATTGGTTGATTGATAAGCGGGTACTTGAATTTCAGCTATTTTAATCCATCCCGATGTTTTTGTAGGAGCAACTCCAGAACCTGGTGTGCCAGCTATTACTTGAGCTTCTATTTTTATTTCATTTGTAGTATATACGGATGAATAGGATATCGCACCTGTTATAGGGTCCTTAAAAGCTCTTGTATCTTGATCCCCGGGAACTTCATAAAGCCTAATTTCTACCGTATCTATTCTCAAAGAAGAGACTCCATTTGTTACAGCAATAGGACCCAAGAGCTCTTTGTTATAGGCCATTCTAATGGTTGAATTACACACACCTAGCCCTAGGGTGATGTCAATGTTCATAGAAGGTGTCGATCTTTGTTGTGCTTTTAATCCAAAAAAGATCAAATCCTTCGACATACTTCTGCTTATCATACGAAAAGCAGCCTCTAAATTTTTGACCTCTCTTTCGTTTATAAGTTCAAGGTCATTTGACTTCATTATTTCATTAGCTTGAAGTTTAGTTGTTTTTATCATATAGTTTTAGCCTCCATATCTTGATACTACTTCTACAACAGATTTTATTCCAGCTGTCTTTACCTTATCCAAAAGCTCATTGAGAAAATCTAAAGGATAAGAACTGCCGGGTCCTGATAAAAAATCATTATCTAAAAAAGATGCATTTTCATAATCATAAGTGGCAATAGGGTCCGAGCCAGCTGGCCATAAATTGGAATAACTACCCGGTAAATAATTTGATGCTATAAAAACTTTTACTGATGGATTTTCGGGCCAAATACCAAATCTAACTTTATCCACTCTCACCTTATAATTGTTTTCTGAGGATAAAAATGTAGATTCTGAAGCAATTATAAAAGTCAAATCCCTAGAATCAGGGCAGACTACATATACTTCATAGTAGACATAATTCAAACCTTTTTTTGGTATTAGTATCTTTGCTCCACTTATCCATGTATTTGTCTTTGCATCATATTGTTTTGAGTCTCCTGATCTTCTTATTGTTAGAGTTAATATATTATCCCCTGTACAGTTTCCATCATCTTTATAAAACATAGAAAACTTATAAATACCTGTCCCGACACTATTAACATTTTGTAGTATGTATGAACTATCTATGTCTTCGCTTATCTGAAATTCAACTGCTCTGGATTGTTCCAAATGTTCCGTTTTTGTTTCAACAATATGTGAATCCCCACTCTCATACTCATCCCAATTATCAAAATCATTTCCTGTACCGTCTTCAAAATCACCGTTTAATATTACATCGCCTGTTTCTATATAATCATTTATGACAAATATATCTTTTTCATCAAAGAAATACGAGAAGACTTTTTTGATTGATAATGGTACCATCCATTTAGGAAATAATTTTCTTCTTATTATAGAAAAGAATCTGTTAATCAGATTAACATCGGTCTCTTCTTCGATCCTTTTCATATTAAGAAAAAAATCGGTTACTACATCAATCCATTCATTCTCTGACTTTCCTAAATCATAAGCTGATAGTGTATAAATTATAAATAATTTCAAGAATTCTAATTCATTTGATATTGCCCCGCAGTTTATATCAGAACTCTGGTTTATTACTGTATTTGGAACAGAATTAACATCCCCATAAACAACTTTATATCCTTTCTCTTGTTTATTTATAAGAGAAGGCATTCTTTCATTTAGTGATTTTATTATACTCATATTAAGATACCGTTATAGACATTGTTCCTGGTTTTGCTATTTGGTTACTTCCTATAGATACATTTGAAGCCGGTTCGCTTACTGTACAATCTACAATTCCATTAACAGACATTATAGCTGATTCTATCTTCTTCTTTATAATATCTTCCCCAAGTGTCAATGAATTTATATAATCAGAAATTGCTTTCTTTGTTGTAAACTCTATTAAAGATTCAGACAATCTTCCGTCGCTATATGCTGTCGCTACTACGTCCTGGGTTACTTTTACTGGGGCTAATACTCTAACATGAATTCCTGCAGCCCTTTCGCCTGGGTTGGTTTCTGAATCATTTCCAACAACTGCAAGGGTTACGGCTTCTATCATTGAATCTGGGGCATTGCCGGCCCCATCTTCTACATATAAAGAAAAATGATAAGTATCGGATGGAGGAAAATGTTCTATTATTTGTGCTGATCTTACCCCGTATACTTTCTTAGCAGTAGCCAATATCCCCGCTTTGTTGGCATTTCCTAATCCTTCTACATATTCCTGGAATCTTTTTATATGTTGAGTGGGAGATTCTTCGTCTACTCCTCCCGAAGTTTTATTTGGATTGTTTACAGTTTCTATTCCGTCAAGTGAAGTTTCTAGTACAGTTATCGTGTTTTCCAGAACATTACCCGCTTTACCCACTTCTATAGCTTCTATGGAAATGGCTGAAGAAGAATCCGAGCCATCCAATATTTGCCCATCTTCTGTAGTTTGAAATCTTATACCATCCGCCGTTGTTACAATAGTTGTAGATGGTATTGGTATTGTACCAATAGTGCCTGTTCTTCCGAAAATAACACTACCTGCCGACTTTTTCGAAATTCCTTTTATAAATCCGAATATAGTGACAGGAATATCCCTCATGGATTCCTTAAATCCTATTTTTGTCTTTATGTAGAGTTGTTCTATTTCCAGACTTAGTGCTTCACAAATTGAAGCTACTATAGAACCTTCATTGAAATCCGTTAATTTTTCCTGGTTAGCAATTATCCAGGTCAACATATCTGAATAAACATTATCAAATTTCTTTATTTCAAATTCCATTAAATTTCTCCTGAATAAGGTATATAATCACCTTCTTTTATAGTGGTAAAATTTAAACTAATTTCTATTGCATCCCCAGACATATTCATCGTTATTCCTTCTATTCTGGAAATTCTTGGGTCTTGAATCAGGGTATCCTTTATATTAACCACTGCATAAGAAAGTGGGGTTAGATCAGACATATTACCACCAACGGAAGTTCTTAACCCGTACATGATAAGTCTTAGTCTTCTTCCTAGAGTTTCGTTTAACCTCAAATTCACCGCTTGTATTATATTTTTTATCCCACTTACAATTGCATAATCTCCATTGGCTGATATTACCATATTACCATCAGCATCCAGTCTTATATCAGAACCGTAGACATCAACAAGTTCAGTTGAATATACAAGGTTTGAGAAAACACTTTCCCCTTTAACAAGAGATGGAATTTTTACGGTTTGTCCTACTACTAAATCATCATCCCCTGCTAAACCATTAAAGTCTGCCAATAAGCTTTGGTATATAGGATCGCCAAGATAGTTGGCCGCTAAATTTTCCAAGGTCGTTGTTTCTGTTATAGTTACTGTTTTGTAGCCATAAGTTACATATTCACTAGATTCATTTATATCTTTATCCATAAATTCATCAATAGCTGGAGCGTCTTCTTCTATGGAAAAATCTTCTGTCCTTAATATTAAGTCATCTACGTTAGATTGTCCGGATTTTTCGGTATATCTTTTATAACCAGCAGACCCCATGGTCTTACCATTGACTACAAGGGAACAAAATAAAGTATTCACACTAGTTGAAGTAATTAAAATTTTATAATAGTCCATTTGGTCCGAGAAAAAAGCTTTTTCTTGTTCGGTAAGATTCCTTATATCTTGAACTATTTCTCTGGATAAGTTTTTACATTTTTCAATGAGAGTCCTGGGATAATTCACTAAATTATTAACCTGGTTGACAAAACTTATAAATTGGTCTTCGAGATCATCAACTAGATCAATAAGATTATCAATCTTATCCATTACATTTTTTATTGATGTAAGAGTTCTTTTGATAACATTTACTGCCTTCCTTATAGCCCCAAGTACTGTGAAAGGGTCTTTAATAGCTACGGGATTTTTTACCTCGTATGTAGCTGTACCCAATTCCCTGATAGCCGTTAATTCAAGGTCATAACTAAAGAATAAAGGTTTATCTTTATTCCTAGAAGATTTGAATTTATCCAATTGGCAAACATATCCTTCCGTTGCTATCTCAAGCGGAACTCCTGCTACCATCGCCCTTTCATTTGCTGTACTAAGATCATATAATCTTAAATCATATTTAAGATAATCATCCTTTAACCACTTTTTGTATCTTATTATTTTATCCCTGAAATAATAAAAAGCTTTTCTGCCGTCAAACTTTTCATTATTGATAGATGCTCCTTTGGAAGTACTATAAGTATTCCGAGCAGTCATACCCCCTGTATTACCTGATATTGAAATGACTTGATTGTCAGGACCATAATCATCTATGAATATTCCACCAAAGGTTTTTTTCTTTGATACCCTTTGTGGTTCTTCAACGTTGAAACTCTCGGGTGGTATAGTAAGAGTAAAAGCTTCTTTTACTCTCCCGGTTGTTCTGTCGAGTAATTCAAATAATATAGATTTTTTATATAATGATTCTGCCATTCTATTCTCCTATCACTTTCGACTGACCCGCAGATGATATTTTGACAGGTTGGTTACCCAAGCTAACCGGATTGCCACTTAGAGTACCTTGAAAAGGACCTGTTATTGTTTCATCATCTAATCTCATCACATATTTTGAGCTGGTCGAATTATCCCTATTTTTTGTGCTAGAAGCCAATACTGATCCCGAACCCATGACAGTACCTGGATCGCAACCTGAAGCATTACCACCTGAAAAAGTAAAATCTACTTTTTCAAAAAAAACTCCTCCGCCCTCTGCTTTAACCTTCAAACTCGGGACGGAAGTTATCACAAAAACTCCTAAAGTTACCAAGGAGCCAGTACCATGTCCTAATGAACCATTCATATTCATTAGAGCTTTTTTGCTCATTGTAATATCTCCAGATTGTCATTTATTACAATACTTGATGTTCCCATTACAAATGTATTTGAATTTTTATCTGTCAATGTTATCCCATCTGAATTCATTTGTACAATATTATTATCCTTACTCTGGATTGTTATATCATTTGTAGGGTCCAGAATTATTTTATTTCCTTCCTTATCTTCTATTGTCCAAACCCCTGTTGATCTGTCATAGGTTTCTTTTAGCCCGCCTTTTCTTATTTTTAAATCTATATCTTCCTGGCCCGATTTTATCAATTCAGTTTTTAATTTGTCCCCTAAACCACCGAGTAAACTTAATACAGAACATATTACTATTGCATTCTCTATTATGCCATCCGGAAATAATATGAGTACCTTGGATTTTTCTGATGGCAATCTTCTTTCGCCATATCCTCTTTCTGATTCAAAACCCACCCATTCAAGACTAGCAACTTCACAATTTCTTATTATCATTCCTGTAGATAATCTTACATCAACCATCATTGTTGATGAATTTCTGCTACCTGGTACAATAGTGCCCCAAGTTATATAAAGTGGCTTATCGTAGCTATTATCCCTGGCAAAGGATTCTTTAGCTGCGGCTATAGGAGCCTGATCATAATAACCTTCTTCTATTATTTCTATTTCTTCTGGCATAATATTGTCCTTATAAACCCATCTTATTATATTGTCCTTATATTGTAAACTACTTTTTATTAAAGTCAGGTTCTAGTGATATTCTGGCTACATTTTCCAGTTTTCCTATCATATTACCGGATGAATCATATCTATATCCCCGGGAAACACCAATTCTAGTTGTCATTGCTCCCATATAACTCCAGGAATGATCTACGCTTTCTACATAAAATTCTCCATCCAGAAATGATATTCTTTCCCCTATTTTTGGGTCTTGAATTTGTGAATAATTTTTGTCTTCTGTACCTTGCCAATCAGCATTATTTATAGTGTGTATTGAAATACTGCCGCTATACATTTCATCATTGTGCTGATACCATCTTTTCATCATCCTCGAAAATTCTTTCATTAAAGAATAGGCTTCGGAAAATTGTTCTATTTTGCTCCTGTTAAAAAATCTGAATTCTGTTATTAAGGGTCTGTATCCAAACTTTCTTAATTTTTCATCATCTATCTCATATAATTTACCTTTCTTTTCGCCAGGTCCCAATTCTACATCCATAACCATAGCTTTAGTTCTATCTATAACAGAACCAGGCAGGGTACATAAATAAAAACTAAATACATCACTTATAGATGTATTCAAATCAAATTCTTGTATAACAACAGGCGGAAGAAGGTTAGTTTTTAATAGCTTCCAATCTTGTGGTTCAAAAGGAGCCTGTCTGAAAATTATTTCATAGCCTCCGTCGGATGATTTTGCGCTCTTTGGATTCCATCTACCGTACATTTCATTTATTGGAGGTTGAGCAAGCCCTTGCCATAACTCCCATATGCTGTTTTCTCCCCTCTGATATAAAGACAGAGTCATGGGATATTTTATGATAAAATTATTTGGGATTCCGGTTTCCAGATCAACAAACTTATCTAATATGGCTCTAACACCTATACCGGCTGAGTTGCCGGCTGAATCACTTTCCCCTATTTTAAGAGCAAGACCCATGAAGCTTTGATATATTGGCAACAATATAGTTGGTCCCACTTTCGCGCCTTCATCCTGGGCCGATGCTAATTTCTTCTGTAGATTTGAGGCTAAGGTGACGGCTGATGGTTGTCCTTGATAGATAGCAGCGTCTATTACCATTTTAAAGGCTGATAATAATCCACCTATATTGCTTCCTGTCATAACTATGTTTCTATCGGGTTTTCCATCTTCTGACATTGAAGCAGAATATCCCCTTTGGGTTATATATCCCACATATCTCACTACACCAAATTCGATAAAAAATACAAGGTCCATTTCTTTTAATTTATCCATCCAAGTCATTCCTCTATCATCTCTAGAAGGTACTAGTGACAGAGTAAAAGAACCTTCTACTGAGGAAATATTCTCTGAAAAATTATAAGATATTAAATCCGTCGATAGCTCGTATTCGGAACCTTTTTTTAATTTAGTAGAACTGGAAGTAAAACCCACTATATATTTACCATCATAAGAAGCACTTTTAAAATTTGGCCTCCATATTTTTATCTCGAAATCTACTACTCTCCTTTTATATTTCATTTTTTGGTCCTCGGAACTTTTATCACTGTCTTTGAGTTATTTTTTCTTCTCAATTCTTCTGTGTTCCTGTTAATAGCATCCACTAACGGACTAGTTGCTAATACATCAAAAGGTGGAATTTTCATTTTACTTTTTTCTTCAGGAGTCATTTCCGGGGGACCTAATATATTTTCCTTAGCCTGATTTAATCCTTCTCCCATATCTTTTTTCCAGTTTTCAAATCCACCTTTTCCTACATATCTATCAACTTTTAAAGAATAGGCTACTCCTTTTTGCATAACATCATAAGCCCCTTTTGAGAGGTCGTTTTTTAATGGTACTATTGTCTCTGCTATTTTACGGACATCGTTCATTATAGTTTCCTGGGTTCTTAACATACTCATTTCTGGAGTACCCATTATGCCCCTGGCTTTTTCTTCAACGTCCTTTTTTGATTTTATTGAGAGTGCTTTCATTTCTTCCCTACCAAATTTATCGGTGGGTACTTTCATCATTCTTTCGGAAGTTTCTGCAGTCCATCCAAAATATTCTTCCATTGTTTGTTGTATAAGGTCTTTGTCCCCTATTAAGCCGGTCAACATTTCTCTGTATTTACCAAACAATTCCGGAGTCATTCCTCTTTGTAGTCTCTTTGTTATTTGTGACCTGGAAGCCGTCCCCGCTTCTCCTTTTTTTCTCATCTCATCCTGTTCGAGACTTTGCGCCGCTCTCCACATTATAACATCTTCTTCTCTCCCCAATTTGGCAGCACCAATTGCAACACCTTCCATTTTTTTGTATTGTTCAACGCCATATTGTCCTTTGAACATAGGACCTGCTTGTGATAACCAAGCTAGACTCTGAGCAGCTTCATCAGCTCCAACTTCTACACCCCTAGCAACACCTGCTTGTATTATGTCAGCTAATCCTTCTAGAGCTTCCATAAACTGGCCTTCTTTTAATCCTGAGGCTTTAGTAACTGCACCTCCAAGACCTAGCATATTTTCAGCCCAACCAAACCTCATTCCCATTGCTTCAAATCTAGCAAGCTCTGATGGAGATTTTCCATATGCTCTACCGTACATTTCCACATTAAGGGCGGATTTTTCTAACTCTCTTCTTTCCCCTTTTGAAGTAAGACTTGCTCCCCCTATCTCTGCCAATTTTCTATATACAGACATACCTTCTTCCAAAGTATACCCATATTTGCTTGCTGTGTTTGAAATCATGTTCATTGTTCCCCCGAAATTTCTTCCGAAAGAACTCATAGAAGAGGTTAGTTCAGCCAATCCTTTTAGATGTTTTTCATACTGCATTTCAACGGCATTTAGGGCTATAGCAGTTGCTCCACCAACTAAGAGAATTTCTCCAACTACTTTTGGCAATTTTTCAACCATCTTACTAGTGGAGCTTAATATATCCCCCGTTGCTGCCATTACATCTCCTTCTCCCAAATCTGTGGCTACCCTGCCAACTTCATGAACTCCATGTGCGGCTTCTTTTAAAGGTCTTTCTCCTTGACTTTTTTTTCTACTATCCTTTTCATCTTCTTTTCTTTCCTGATTCCTCATTTTGTTCTGGGTATCGTGGAATTTATCTACTCTATCTGCAAAGGATTTGTATTTTTGCTCCAAATCCCCAAGCTGCAGGGCATCTTTCATGTCCCCTGCAGCATCTGAGATATTCCTAAAACCTTCTTCGACCCTGGAAGCAACCGGCGTTACTTCCTCTGTCATTGTTAAATTTAATCCTATCTGTGGCATTTCTACCTACCTCTACTAAGAATATCCTTTGATATTTTTTCAATATCCTCTTCGGAATATCCCATGGATTTTAGGGATTCTTTTGGTATTTTATTTTCTTCTGTTTCCTTTCTTTTCCTCTTTATATAAGCATCTTTAAATATTTCAACAGATGGTATCTGTACAGGAATTATAAAAAGAAGCTCTATAAGTTCATCAGAAATTGATTTGAATCTTTTGTCAGTCGGTAATATTCGATAGCGATCCATTACCCATAATTTCATCTTCATCTCCGGACTGCTCTTTTCTACTGTCTCCGACAAATCTTGATTCTCCAATTTTCTTTTGTGTCTTTTTACGAAGTTGAAGATACCTCCCGTAAAGCTTTGCTATGAATTCGGTATCAGGACAATGTTCCGAAGAAGATAATTTATTCCACCACTCCGGGGCCTCAACAATAACATAATCAAGGACTGCATATACTCTGAATTCTCTTATCTGTTCGGGAGTAAATGCTTCCGTTGGCATACCTTCAAGTCTCTGGGCTAGAGATACTTCTATCCTTCTCAAATCATAGGGAAGAGGGAACTTTATAATAAAGTTCCCCCTCTTTGTCTTTACTGTTTCACTAATTTGTTTACCAGACAATATTCTCTCCAGAATATCATCACTTTCTTTTTCTGCTCTCGTCATTTTGTTTCCTTCTGTTGACATATACTTCTCCTTTTTTATTATTTAAAAACATCCGTTATTTATACGGGTGCTGCCGTACCTGAATCAGCTTTTCTATCTCTCTTAAGAGCCAGGAAGCGCATGTTTTCTGTAACATAAGCGTTAGGTGAAACCTGTTCTCCGTTTGAAGCTACTACAACCCCTGAAAAGCTTCTTAGTGGTTTGCCTGTAGCGGTATTTTGAAATACCAATTGTTCAAACTCCCTACCCTTACCATCTTCTTGAACATCGTCTCTGTAAGGTAACAAATCTTCAATTGTTATTTCTCCTCCGTCTTTGTACAAAGTCGTGGTTTTTTCGGGTACGAATGTACTCATGGTTATGCTACATGTGTAGCCGTGGCTATCTAAAGAGATAGGTCCTAAATAATTAAGGACATTGCCAGGTTGTATGTTCCAATCTTCATCGTAACTTACTCCTGAAGCTAATCCTATGGCTTTCAATGCTCCATCCACTTTGATCATTACTTGCACCCAAGCGCCACCTGCAATAAGTTTCTCTGACATTTTATTCCTCCTTTATTATGCTCCAGTTATTGATGCATATACATGCATATGAGAAGTAACAAAGACAAAGTTTGTGGGAGGTGTCAAATTGGCATCATAGTCAATCTGAATAACATCTCCGTTTATTGTCTTTCTAAATCCCCAATAAGGTGGATTCCCATTAAATATTCCCAAATCAAAATATTGGGAAAGTTTACCTTCAACTACTGCATCAACTTTACCTAGCATGGTATTTGACATAGCATGCCCGATAAAAGTTTCTTCTACTGCAGTCCTCAAGTCCCTAGATGCAAATAGAGCTTCTCTTACCATGCTGAATTCACATCTTTGTAGTTCACTACCCTGATACGTGGTAACTGTTCTCGCCGTAACAAATCTCCCGGCTTTGTTTATTATACCACAACATACTCCCCCGGCAATAAGTTTCTCGGCATCTGAGATTGATAGTTTCTTTTCCCAAGATAATACGTCCACATCTTTATTCGTGGCGGGTTCGTTCAAGGATAGACACACCATTGCTCCTATCAACTTGGCTGCATAATAAGCCGGGCTGTAATCTTTCAACTTTGTAGCATCATCAAGGTCGAAATTTTTGAAACCAGGATAAGCTACTATCCCTGAATCTGAATTAAGATTCTGGGCCCTTGTTATAGCCTGCTCAACAGACTCGCCTAAAGCACCTCCAACTATGAATTGTCTTTCTGCTTTTCCTGTTTCTGAATTACAATCCACACAATGTTGTTTTATCAGAGCATGAATGCCGGCAGATTCACTTGACGTACTGATGAATTGGATATCCTCTTTTTTTGCCATTGCGAGTGATTCTTCCCATTCGGGATTACCATAAGCGCCATGTACTGCCCCGGAGAGATATACAAAATTGGCATTGTTATCAGGCAATATTCTCTCTGTTATTGAAGAATGAAGCTCAGCTGAAACCCATGAGCTCCTATTGTAAACATCAAGAAGCGCCTGCAGATTGCTTGTTACCATATAAGAAGCTGTCTTTATATCCTGAGGAGATACACTGTCCAATTCCGCTGATTTATCGCTTCCGATAAACGTGCTCATAGAGCATGTATAAGAAGGATGGGAACTAATAAAATCAACAATCTCCTGAATTGTAGGAAATTCCAAGAATGATAAGGATAAGTTATCTTCTTCGGCTCCTGTAACAACTACATCCAGACTGTCCTGATCTATAGACATAACAGCCGCACTACCAACTCCCATATATTGGATTTGAAAACTGTTTTTGCCTACATTGTCGTAGACTTCAGGCGTCTGACTCTTATACTGTATTGTTATCTTCTTACCTGATACTGTTCCGGCTTCTTGTTTCTTCCTGATTTGATTTGATGCTGTACCAAATATCCTGGAAGTTATTGATATAATCGGATCCGTGGAATTCATATCCATATATTCCGATTGTGTACCGGGATTTACTCTACAAGCCCCTATCTTCTGAGGTCTTAAATCCCCACCCGGACTAAATGCATGTCTTACTGCTTCAAGCAATTCTCCGGAGATTAACACATCTTTGGCTTCAGAGGCATTTCCAAACCATAATATTTTATTTGGTTCCCCGCCTCTGGCTTCCCCAAAGATAACAGCATTGTTGATGCTGACCAAGCCATTGTTGTTTCTAACATAATCTATCCTGGAATAAGCTCCAGGAAGAAGATGCTGAGTGGCTCTGCCGGCACTAGAAAATGTTGCCGCTTTGACTCCCATAATTTTTTCCTCCTATTATGGATTGTGAATGTTTTCTTTATAATGATCTACGGCTTCTAATACGCCGACGTCACTATCTATTATATATTGTCTGGTGGAAAAATCTACATCAAATCTTAAAATTCCTCCAAACAACATTTTTCCAAAATCATAATTAAAATTACCCCCCTTTTGTCCTCTAATACTTCCTTCTACTACTACTATATTATATTTATCCTTTATTGTAAATCTTTTTTCTCCGAAGAAGAAATTTACCATCAAATCAAATATTCTATTCTTTATAATCATATTCTCGTCCCAAATTTCCATTACCATATTAGCTGTTCTATATTTTGTATATCCGGTGGCTAATATTTTATTTCCTGGGGCTTCGTTCACCATATCTTTCAATATTAGTAAATCATCATCTGAAATTATATATAGTTTTTTTCTCAAATCCGTATTTTCTATTTCTGATATTTCAGAAATAGTTATTGTATTCTCTTCTGGATTAACAGGCATTTCCAATCTTGCGTTATTGCCATCACTTTCATTCACTAGAGTAATTGAAGGGAATAAACCTGTTGGCATATTACCTCCATTTACATTCTGATCTAGAACGTAGGCCATTGGATGTATGCTACTTATCTTTATATTGCCAAAATTCTTGTATATCTTTTGGAATTTTATTTCATTCATGAGATAATTCTTTATTTCATCAATGAATATTTCCTCAACGTCTGGTACTGCGCTTATTATGTATCTCATTTTGATAACCCCAAATCTTTTCTTAATCCGTCTGCTATCATATCTTCTATTATCTCCTTAGTATTTTCACCAACACTACGTGTAATATGTTTGCCCGTGGAACCAGGATGAATCCACTTATGTCCGGGACTATTTTGTGATATAACCCTGAAAGTTACATACTCGGTTCTGACTGAAGCGGGTGTTGACACATCAAAGGCTAACATCCCCTCCAAATTTTTTACCCCTGTACCTGTTATCCTGCTACCATATTCATAACTTTTTCTTGGTATCAATTCTCCCTTATAATTTTTTTCTACTTTTCTTCCCTTTACAACATGACTTAATTGTATTTGGCCCTCTTTTATCCCTGTTCTTATAGCATTATACACTTGCTCCGGCATAGCTGGGTAACTTTTTGTACCTGGTGCTCCATGACGGAAAGGAACTATCAAATAAGGAACACCATCTTTTGACATTCTTGATCTGCTCCCAATAGTATGAGTCTTTTTCATATCATAAGGTTCCGTACCATTTTCTATATATTCCGCATAATGACTATCACTGTATATAAAATAGTTAAAAGGTGATAACATTCTCTCTTTAATAGATTTGGCATAAGACCCTGTTGGTTTATCCACTTTGTTGGGATTATTTTTCATTTCTGCACCAAGAGCATAACATTTCCAGGTATAAGCTATCAAGGAAGAAGACATTTTAAAAGCCTTATAAGTATTTGGCATGATTCTACTAGATACCATTTCCAGGGAATTAACTAATTGGCCTAGACTTTCATCTTCAGGAGTTATTGCTATTTTTATCATTTTCTACTATTTCCTGTTGTTTTTAAACTTTCAATTTTGCTCACCGTGCTTTCAATCTAATAGATGTTTTGTTGGCTACTAACCATTGCCATTTGTGGTCTTATGTTTGCTCTTTCTTCGACATCCCATTTCTTTAATGTGAGTTTTTTCGGTAATATTTTATCTTCTGAATATCTTAAATTCGGAATATCATCATCAACCCTATAAGTTGGCGAATATGTGAAGGAAAGAGAAAAATTGCCGTGTGGCTTTCTGCTGTTCCATAATATTTCATTATTTCTTATTATCTTAGCATCCTCTATCAGTCCCAAATCATCTTCTATTCTTAATATTTCTCTTGCCTTGAAAACCGGGAGTCTATATGGTTCATTTAGTTTGCCAACTATGGACATTCTTTGTACTGGCTTTAATAGAGTAATAGTATCAGAACTACCCATGATATATTCCCCCGGGATTGTTATTTGCATTTCTCCTGTTTGATTCAAGAGCATTCTTTCATGTTTTTGTTTCATTGTCAAACCCTGCAAGAGAAATTTAAAAGGCAGAAGATAAGTGCACTTTACTTCTATATCGTCATCTTCAGTCATGTTGGAGTCTGTGAGTATCATATTGTCCCAAATATCCAATACATTCATTTCATTTCCACGAGTGTTATTTCTAGCATACTCCACCTTTATTATTTCCCCCAAAAATTCACCTTCTTCACTACTTATTGGTGGAATATTTACTCTTATTATTCCCCTTTCTTCGCAAATACCTTGACCTGTAAAACTATTTCTTAAATCCTGTTTATATTCTACAATATATTCTTTTCCTGGTATTAAACTGCTCCTGAGTACGATTCTTGATCCATTAAAGTCTTGATAGGATAATGTGTTGTCGTCTACTATTATTTTATTTATAGAATAAATCTTACCTGTAGTAGTTATGACACTTCCGCCTTTGGAATATCCTGTTTCTTTTCGTGTTACATATTCTATGGGATAAAGAATAAAACCTCTTCCAAAACATTTTTTACATGCAGGATCGGCTATTCCTCTTTCACCTATACAATAACAAGGAATACCACTTTTCCATCTAACATATTGGCCTTGTCTAATTATAGCGGAATCATATAACTCTTTGTGCTGTTCGATACCTTTTAGATTTTCTACTGAAATTTTCATCCTGTTATCATCCCCATATTTATATTGGAATATTTTGCCCTGTTCCTGTTAATAAAATCTTTTATCAAATCAAGATATTGTTTTACTCTTGCCCCATATAAAGTAGAACTACTTGACTGAGTCAAGCTTATGGATTCGGATAAACCATCAAGGCCAACTGAAGTAGATGCGAGCCCCGGATGTTTTCCTCCTCCGGCATATTCTAGAACATAAACAGAAGCCAACAGGCCAATTGCATTTCTTAAGTCGCTCGGAATATAGTCACTATTTTTATATCCGGTGGTATAATCTATTTTAAAAGCCTGTGGAAAATCTCCTGAGAATAATTGTGGAGCCACTGCCATTAAACCATTTCCAACATAGCCTTTTCCAAACAAAGTTGAACCTTTAGGATAAATATGAATTTGTCCTGATTTTTTATACATTCTTATCCAGTCTAATATCTCGAGCACTAAAGTATTCCAGGCTGAGTAAAAACCGGCTTTTTCTATAGATAATAAAGGCCTGTGTCTCAATTGTAAAAATCCGTAATTAACCCATTGTATCTTTTTGAAGTCATAAGCATCTTCTTCATCCGTATAATCCACTCCTTGCTGCCATTGTGGGGCCTGGACAAGAAGCGGGTCTGGTTCTGTTTTTCTTATTTTTATCCTCATATCCATGTCAAAATATTTTTCAAACTGTTCCAAGGCTACTTCTATCTGGTATCTTAATTGCTGATCTGTTACTGAATTCCCATCCTGTGTTCTCAAATCCAATCCCATGAGATAAGTATGTCTTATATCGTCTGCTGTTAAAGCTTCCCCCCAAGTTCCTTTTGGTGGCGAATAATTTCTGAAAGTATATCCTATCTTGTCCTCTGTACCCACTCTGAAGGCTTCTGAAAATTCAGAATATGTCATTGTTTCTGAATTATAAAAAGCGCTCTTGTACCAACTAGAAGAAGTTCCCTCCTCGTCATAATATATATATGTGTCCCTACCTGGTTGTAGCGGTATTAGAGCGAGTTGTGTATATGTACCTGTTTCAGTAGCCGCTCTTTGTATAGATATTTGGTCCCATTTATCCAAAATCTCTGGGATTTTATCTAATTCTACATCTATTGTAATTTTCATTATTCCGCTCCTTCTATCTTAGGTGATTTGTATTTTGTGATATTCATTTTAATATATCCAAGGACTTTTTCTTTTATGAAATTTATAAGATATTCATCCGTAAACTTTCCTCTTTCTATTAAAGACACTCTTGAAAATAGTTGTTTCAATTCATCAGAAGAAATAGCAACATCTTCTATAACAAACTTAATCAAATTTCTTATTTCATCGGAAGAATATATTTCATCAGCCACAAGCAAGGATGTTACTACCATATGTAATATGGCTTCATCCGATCCAACTCCGTTATCAGATTCAGACAATAAACTCCTTGTAAAAATTAAATCTTCCGAAAAGCCTGGATCGTAAATGAATATTCTTGCATCTTCGGGACCTATAGGTAAAGAAATAAAATCCGGTGTTTCAGAAGAAGTAAATATATCATATATAACTGCTTTTATAACTAATTCTACAAAGTCAATACCAGAAAAACTATCCAAGACATTCATTCTCTTTATAAAGTTTAATATATCACTTCCTAAAGCTGAGTCTTGGGATATTATTTTCATCAATAAACCGTAAATCAAATCTTGCATAGAACCAGATTCTTCTATTACTTTATTCATCAAATATGAAAATATATCCTCAGAAATTCCATTATCTGCGATGGATGTTCTCATTTTTTTTAATACATTGTCTGTAGAGTTTATAACATCATCAACGTCCATTTTTCCTTTTAATATTATTTCATCATTACCGGCAAATAGGTCGACAATCATTATTTTAAGGAAAGGAGAAATTATTTCCATAACAGAAGAAGAATCAGCCACAACTATTAGCTTTGATATAATATCCGCTAATTCAGAAGAAATTCCATTTTCTCCAACTTCTTTTTTATCCACTTTCAAAATAGATTCTAATGAGTTTGCTATATCCTGTACTACCTTTCCATATAAAATAGATTGAACACTATCCTGGCCTATTCCTCCTTCCTGTGCTTCAATAATAAGTTTAGCACTAGCGGCTAATAATTCCAGGGCATGTATTATTTCTGGGATTAAAATTATGTAAATTCTTTCTATCTCTTCCCCAACTGATAATGCAATTGAGTCAGTGAGAGATAAGTTGGCTTTTAGAGCAAATGAATCAATACCGAAGGAAGTTTCTCCTGTTTGAATAAAAAAAGTTTTTTTCCCTAAACTATAATTTCTAAATATTGAACCTGGGTCGTGGCCTATTATATTTAATTCCTGTACATCTAATTCCCTATTCCATATATACATAAACTGCATACAACCACCAAGCGCTCCTGGCATTCCTCCGGGGTCTATAGTATTTATAAACATATTACCGCTTGCCGATAATAATTGGGAATTTGTATTATTTTTAAAATTTCTACTATTTAAAATAAATCTAAATCTCTCAATACTGTGGCGGTTATAACTAGTGGCGGCTATTATTTTTTTATTTTTTCCATCAAAAGAATTACTTGGAATATCACCGTTGCCGGAACTAATTACAAAATAACTATTTAGGTCTATGTTGCTGTATTCTTCGCCTTTGCTCCAATAATGGCTATATATAAATCTACGGGAATAATTCCAATAATAGAAACTGCCATAAACTGCGTCCGCTTCATCAGGATATACTTTATCAAATATAAAACCTATAAGTAGGGTCCAAATACTAACATTACCTAATTCAGCTTCTGATGGCCCTTCTATTCCTTGGGTATAATCAAAAATATTCGGACTATGTAGACCAAACTGTGTCCAATAACAACTATTTATTGGATATAATCTACCAACAGCGTGATCGTATACATTTCTACTTCCATATTCATTTAATGGTAAACAGACAATAAGCCCCCTGCACATTGGGTTATTTCGATTGAGTATCGTCCCCCTGTCGGGCTTTCTATAAAGAGATTCAATTTTCATTATGAAGCCTTTCTATAATTTGCATGTACTGTTATAGTATCCGTTGTACCACTCGATCTAACACCAAGACGTATTTTATATTTGTTGAATATAGCATAAGATTTTTTATTTGGGTCTTTGGCGGCCCCGAACATATCCTCATAATCTATTTCATCAACAAAAAAAGCAGTATCGTCCCAATTTCGGAAGAATCATCTAAAGTTGCATAAAAGGATACAATTAGTGTATCCGTGGGGGTTGCTGGAAAATCAGCCTCCACTTCTACCTCCGCTCTTTCTGATGGTTCTAGAGAAAATGGTGATGAAAAAACTTCTGTATTTGTTACTGCCGCCGATGCTATTATGGATGTTTTACTTCCCCAAGCCATGTTATTTTTCCTCCGTATGATTTTTTAATTCTACTATTTTCTGGCCTACTTTTGCGGCAAGGCCTAAACCTAACATTGTTCCTATCAGACCCGTTATTCCCGATATCTCTATATAACCGTTGTTAAGCACTTTAATAGCCCATACAACAGTCACTGTGAGGGCTATTATCAGAGCTACAATCACAACCAGGAAAGATGCTACTCTCATCATTGATGATTGAGAATCCATCCTTATAAAATCCATCATATCAACCTCCGAGAATAATTTCTGAGGAATCTTTAATGTCAAATAATTCTTTATGATCAAACAACATATATGAGAATGTTGTGTTTTTATTTTTCTTATATTTATTACTGGAGATAATAATATCCATAAATATCGAAAAATCTTTCCATTCTTTAGTTACCTGACACCCGGCACTCCAAGGGCCTATATCTTCTACTCCTTCGATTTTACCAGTACCATGGAAATTTATTCCGAAATATCCTTTATATATTTTCTCTTTACCGTTAAACAACCCGTCCTTGTTTGAATCTCTCCATATTTTTATAGTATTGCCGGTTTGAACAAGGGCCTGATGTTCACTTCTTTTACCTTTACTATGAGTTCCTACCTGCCATATTGCACGATGATATCCCAAACAAACATGGGCGCATCCTAGACTATTCATAGGACTTAGAGTATAGGCCCAAGAAGGGTCTGTTGTGCCTTTAGCCATCAAAACTTTCCCCTCTTCCAGGGTCATACCTAGGATATCGTTGAACTTACTTTCCTTTTGATTTTCTTCCCAACGAATTCCAAAGATGTTAGGGCCTTGTTCATCATACTCTAAACCTCTTTTGGTGTACTCTTTTCTTAAATCAAAATCCCTGGTTATCATTTTTTTCTCCTTAAGACAGGCTTATCTGCAACGTTAATTCCCAAGTATCCCCTGCTTGTTTGGTCCCTTTTGCTGTGACTTTCCTATTAAGATTAACCGATGCATCACTGGAGCCGTTTGCTACTGTGAATTCTTCCCAAGCAAAGTTTGCTTCAGAACCTCCGAAGGTTGCTCTCCATACTGCCATCTGGGAAGTGCCAAATGTTGGAAAACCTGTGTCCATCGGCTTATAAAGTTTGTTTGTTGTTGCTTGAAGTCCCGTCTGAGATGCTGATTCTGCGGCATTTGAATCTCCAACTCCCAAATAAGCGTTGGTTGCATCAAATTTTATTCCACTAGAACTACAGAGTACCGTAAACAGCTCATTAATCCCCTCATTCAGCAGAAGATTGAAATCCCAACGACGTTCTTCATAAGGATTCCCCACTTTTTCTCCGTGCCATTTACGTATTCCCCAACTGGCTTTCATTTTGCCTTTATCCAAGGAAGATATTCCCATGGCAGAGGCTAGGGCTTTTATGAGTTTTTCTTTTAATTCTTCTTTCATTTATACTCTTCTCCCTTGTTTTCTTTTTCATTTAGTTTAGCCGACACTTTGTCGGCATATTCTAAATATTTTTTTGCTTCTTCTTCGCTCATAGAAACCTCTCTCAGAGATTTGGCTATGGGATCGAAAATTACATACTTTTTCATGTTAACTACCCCATACAATGATATTTACTGATGCTCCCGCTACATCCAGACAACTAACAGAAAGGGCTGATAAACTATTCAATTCGGTGAATAGAGTCTTTGCTACTGCTAAATCCGCTCCGCTGTTTAATTTCACACTGATTTGTTTGTCAGTGGAAATATACAGGGCTTTTATAACTCCTAGACCCGTTAGTGGAATAGAAACTTCACCATCCGCATTTTTTATGTTTTTGGTAAAAACTCCCCTATAGTTGAATACTATAGAGGAGTTGTTTATCGAAGTATCTATCATAGGGTCTTTTAATGCGACCGAATAATATAGCATCTCGTTCTCCTATCTTTCATCCAGTGTAGGTATTGGGGCATACGACATTTCCTTGACAGTTGATATATGGTCCATATATGCTGCCTTTATTGCATTTGCCAACAACCTTGCTGTTACAAGACTAGTAGCATTCGCCGCTGTTATCTGCATATTGTCCACCAGGGTGTTGTGACTGGTAAGATTCAACATATGAGCATTCAGATCCCCTTTCATTTCTGTTAAAAAAGTATTAACAGAAGTCTGAACCGAACCTACTGCACTAACTGCCATTGCATTTGTAGCATCAGCGCCTCCGTGAACAGAAGCAGTTACATTTACCCTGTGTGCTTCATATTTGGTTCTGATATCATCCAGGAGAGCTTGTATTTGTTCCCAAGTTGCTTCTGGAAGAAGATCATCCAAAGTTACCAGATTTGCCGTGTCAACTGCTCCGTGACAAGAAGTGATATTGTTAAGGTGCAGATTGAACATAGTCTTTATCTGGTTAGCAAGGGTTATAGCCGTTGCTTTATCCGAAACTGCAGGTTCTGTAACTGTATTCGGGTCGTCGGAACCTGCATGGACACTGCCTGTGATGAAAACATGATGGGCATTGTACTTGGCTTTTAAATCATCAGCCAAGGCTTTTACCTTCTCATATACACTTGAAGCAGTTATCACATTAGTTGAATCCGCAGCCTTGTGATAAGTGGTGGATGCTATGTGGGTTTCATAAGCTGATTGTAGTTCCTTCTCCAAGTCAGCTATTACATCCAGGCTACCAGCATCTTTTGCGGATACAACATTCGTTGAATCGTTGACTTTGTGTGGATTCATGTCCTGAAATACCACTGAAGCCAAATTATTCACGAGATTTATCATTTTGTCCATCCTATCAATCATATCACTCCAGGCTGGACAAGAATGATTTAATTTATCCCTTAATTTCATTTATACTACCTCCTAAAACCAATCAAGGTTTGATGGGGATATATTGATGATCCTTACCTGTTGTTCTCTTTTCTTTAATCCCAATGCTCCAAAGAGTAACATCAAGAAGGGATAAACTGCCGCGTTTGTCGGATATAAATCGAATTTCATCATCGGCAAGAATTGTTCCCATTCTATCGCATCATACATTGGATTCAGATTCAATGCATACACTGTTGAAGTACCCGGTAAGTATGCGTTAGTGTCGGAAACAACCTGCGGAGAACCTGTTCTTTTCGTCTGGAAGCATTTTTTATGTCCAGTTGTTTCTCCTTTTTTGGCTCTGTAAATTACCCAACCTGTGCCTGCTGTTGAACCATCTGTGATGGTTATATCAACTTGTTCTCCCACACCTACTGCAATTTCTGAATTTGCTGAAGGTATAGATTCCCCGAATTTGTTAACAGCACATACTATATAGCTGTATGTTCCTTCATCACCTGATCCAAACTCGGAAGATGTTCCGGATACTGCAAGGCTTATTGTTGGTGCAGAAGGCCTGGAAGCTACTATTACAGAAGCTCTTGGTACTGCTTTTTCCTGGATGAAGATATCATCTACCAGTTTAGGCGTCCCGAATGGAGTTGGATATTCTGTGAATATTGCTCCTCCTAGAACTTCTCTTTTTGCTTCAAAACGGATTCTGTTTCTCAAAAGAGCCTGAACGTCCTTCATTACCATTAAGGAGCAATAAAGATCGGTTATTATACCGAAGTTTGCTCTGATGATTCTCGCTGCTTCCGTCATGGCTTCTTCGAATTCTGTTGTGTTGGCTGTTTTGCCTCTGAGGTCAATAACATTGACAGTGCCCTGTGAAGTCGGAGCTGCTGTAATGAGTTTATCTAATCCATCTGGCTGTTCTACTATTACATCAGAATCGCCATTGAATAGGATTTTTTCGACCTGTTTTATAATCCAGAGTGTGCCGGCCTGTTTTTCGAGTGCAACCGCATCTTCGATCATATTTGCTATCGAAGCCTGCAAGGTAACTTTCCTCAGAGTCTGCAAATATTTCATCAAGACGAATGATCTTTCTATCGTCTGATCTTTTTCTACAGAATCACCACCTTCTGGAACCCATGCACCATCCTCGTCACCAACTTCTGTTCTCCTTACCCACTGATGAGCAACTGATTTGACGGGCTGCTTTTTAAGTGCTTTAAAAAGCTTTGCTTCATCCTGGCTCCAGAGAACGTTGACGAGAGTTGTATCCAGGGATTCAGGCTGAAGTGCACGCCCTCCTGTGAAAGAAGCAGCATCAACACCTGTGCCTCCTTCTAAGGCTTTTAAAAGGGAATCCATCATTTCTGAATTACCCTGGTGAAAACCTTCACTTAAGTCTTTTAAAAGGTCCATTTATTTCCTCCTTTCCTTTTTACATTAAAGTCATTACATCATTCGGCAGCGGAATACCTTTTTGTATTCTACTTTCGAATTTGATGGAATCTTGAATACTTATTTTCCCTTCATTTACCAATTTAGGTAATTTTGAAAGGGCTTCTGATTTGGTCAGAGATGCTCTCTCTTCTCCGCCTTCAATGGATTTTCTCATTATCTGAATTTTATCCCCTAAAAGGCTTTTCCTGGGTAGAACTGTACCCCCAATAGCTTCCATTCTTGTGCTGATTGATTTTACCAGCTTAGCCTGGGCTACTTCCATACCTTCTTTTTTCCTTAAAGATTTTCTCAAATCTTTAATTTCTTCTGCCTGATATACCATTGCTTTTGTCAAATCAGTTATCTGATCATCAAGCCTTCTTACCAGACTTTTTAAGAAAGGTGTCACTTCCAGAACATCAGAAGAATCCGGGTCGGAATTCAGACTGTCTTCGATGGATTTGGAAAGGGCTTCATATTCAGGCTCCCCTGATTTTTGATACTCTTCCTCTTCTTCATCATCTTCATCCTCGTCAAATTCTTCATCATCTTCTTCGTTTTCATCTTCGTCGAAGTCTTTTTTGACAACTTTCTTTTTTTTCTTGTCAGCTTTAGAGAGGTCTTCTAAAGCCACATCCAGAGCCTTTTCCAGCTCTTCACTAGTGGCTTCTTCTAACTCTTCTCCAGCCAATTTCTTTAGTTTGTCCATTTTCTCCTCCTATAGACAAATTAGTTTTTAAAAAGAAACTTTTGAACCATTAAATTTTTTAGTGGTTTATACAAATGAGTTGCTCCTTGAAATTCAAGGTAATCCTGAAAATCATCTTCGCTTCTTATATCCCCGCTTTTAATTCTCATCAGAAGTTCATTTATTACGGGCTGGACTTCAACATTGTTTGCTCCCTGTAGGCTTTCAGGACTTAACGCTCTACCCCCTGTAAACATGGAAGAATCAACTCCGGAACCTAACATCAGAGCTTTAGTAAAAGCTCCAAAAGGGATAAGACTCACTTTACCCAAAGTTGATGCATTTGTCGGTTTATAAGTGACTGCTGTTTCATCCCATATAACCTGGGTTATCCCAGATAGGGCTTTATTCAATGATACCCTTTTCTTTACATAACCACCAATTGAAGCTCCTAGGCGAGATGATTGAGCTTTTAGTAATCTTACAACCGCATCTGCAAATTCTACTCCTTTGTAAAGTTTGCCTTTTACAAATGTCCTGTTTTCCTTGAAACCTACGTCCTGTGGTTCACCTATTATATACTTTGGTGACTTTTCCAATTTATGTAAATGGTCCCAAGAAATAACTCCACCCTTCAAATAATCTTCAGCCTGTTCCTGTAATGCTTTCATGAATACTATTTCCCTGGATTTATCTCTTTCCTCGTTTGAGGCTTCCAGAAATACAGTGTAAGCATCGTTGGGGTCTGACTTAATGATGATTTGTCCCATTGGAGAATAAAAAGGGTCAAAGTTTTCTAGATTTTCTCTCATTTGTTTTACCTGTATGTACCTATAATATATTCATAAGGATAAAAAGTAAACAATTTTTTTCCTATAGTTCACGTAACTTTACGGCCTTAATACTTCTTTGACTTCCGAAGGCCTTAATGGAACACAACCAACGCTAAATTTGAGCTTACCGGTTGAGTTGCTACACTCAACTCTAAATACCATTAGCAACATTATAATCAATATTACTATCCACTTAGAGTCCTTTAAGAAATTTAATCCTTTGCTTATATCTACTCTTATACTGTGATTTTTATTTGACATTATTTTCTCCGACTTTTATATTACCACTTATTCCCGTCCGGGTCGTTTCCCTTCATCCATTTTAAACTTATCCCGTTGGCTATATCTTTCATAGTTCCAAAATCACTTGCGTCGCATTCACCTGCTTCGACATCGGTTTTATAGCCCTGGGCCAATGCCTTCATTGTTCCTTCATCCGTCTTTTTGAAAAATACTGTGAATCCTTTTTTGTTTGTTACAAGCAAATTGTTTCCATCCACTTCTACATCTTTAAAGCCCGCTTTTTTGAATTTATCACTAATATCTGTAATGCTGGTTTTTTTATCTTTTTCAGCTTTATCTTTTTTGGCAGGCATTTTTTTCGACCTGAGTTGGCTATCAGGATATTGGGGGTTGGATATAAATTTGTCATCTTTCTTTTTGTCTTGTTGCATAAATTCACTTGCATCCATCAACATAGCATTTAACACCATATCTTTTTCTTCTTTTAAAAAGTTTTCTTCGCCGCCATAAACCATTTTCATATACTTCCCAAAACTTACATCATCCACATCCATTGAATCCGGGTCTGTAAAAATTTCTAATAACTCTTTCCTTTTATCCTCTGTACTCATGTTGTCAGATTTTCCTTCTTCTCCCGCATCTGAATAGAATTCTTTATATTCTTTTTCTACCTTTTTATCCGACCATCCTCTTATTTTTGTCTCTTCTTCGGCCGCCGTCAATTCTTTTATGGCTTCTTTTTCATATTCTTTTAGATTTTTCGGTCTCCAGCCTGCTTTTAAGGCATTCTGGATGCTTGATCTTTCTTCTTTACTTGCTTTTCCTGCTCCCAAAAATGAAGCCAATTCAATTCCGGACATACCTGATCCTTTCTTACTTAAACCACTTCCATCAGCCCTGCCCTTACCAGGACCTGCACCTCTGCCATAAGGACCCGTTCCATCCCGTTTTTCTACGCCGAATTTTTTACTTTCTGTTTCTTTACTACCGGATGTTCTTCCTTTTTTCTCCTTGTATACATATTTATAATTGCCCTTGGTACCTTCCCTGCGGAGATATTTTGCTTTTAGCATTTCTCCTTCTGACATATTTTTTGTTCTGATTTTTAAAGCTTTTTTTAAGCTACTCAATTTATTCTCCCAATTTATCCCTGTGCTTATACTAGTCAGTTCTATCAATTTTAGAACTTTTGCGACACGTCCTCTCCACGCATCCTTTCCATAAGTTTCATCTAACCTATTTTTTAGATATCTCTTCCACTTATCCTCAAAATGATTATCCACAAGATTTTTATAACCATGTCTTACATATGCTGGCAGACTTTTGAATTCTTCGGAAGCCATAACACCCTGGGCTACTTTTCTCATGGCCATTACTTTGCTCCCAAAATCTTCTTCATATTGACGGTCACTATCACCATTCCCCTTATTTCTAGTCCCAACCCTGTTGGCGGTATTTTTTTGTTCTTTGATATCCTCTTTTGATAAATGTTTTTCTCCCGATCCCTTATAAGTATACTTATAATGACCAGGTCCACCTTCTCTCTTGATATATTTAGCTTTTAATAATCTCTCCTCTAAAGCCTCTTTTAAGTTATTCATTCTGTTTCTCCTAAATGGTTTAATTTGGCGGCTTCAACAGATTCGGAAGCCATATTGATAGTATTCTCTAACAATGATCTATCATGTAACAACTTCATATAACTGAATTTTTTATCCTCATATTCTTCATCCATTTCTTTGCCTGAAGTATAAGGCTCTAATTCTCTTCCCTTTTTTTCTATCCTACCTTTTAATATTTTCAAATGCTTCTGGGCAGCTTCCATTATTGCTTCTTGTTCTTTTATTATCCCCCTTATATAAACTTTTCCTTTTGCATAAGCATTATTGAGTTTGTTTATATCTTTCTCTGTTATTCTTTTTGTTGATTGTAAGTTCATTTGTTTTCTTCCTTTGCAAATTTTTTATAAAATCTTATTTCACTACCCATTTTGGAATAATCATACCATTCTCCTGTATGATAATCCATTGCTTTTTTATCCCGCTTTATTTTAATTTTCGTATTTGCCAAGGGCCCGTGTTCAAATTCAATTATATCCCCCACTTTCGGATCAGAGTCGTGGAGTTTGAATATAGGTGTTTCTTTTCCGGGTTTTGCTTCCTCCGCATAAACCTGTACCCAGTCATCATTATAATCCCCAGTCTGTTGGGTATATATATTTGTCAGCTTGTCTAACCCTTTTTGTTTTATATAGCTTCTTACCCATGCTTCTGCTGATTTTTCAGACGTACTCTTGAATGTAAAAGCCATACTACCTTCTCCGGCGTCTATATAATCGGGTATATTGCTTCTTGGTACTCTATCACTATCGCCTCTTTTTTGATAGTCATCATTAGCATACTGGGAATAATCCGTCTTTTTAGATTCTTTCTTCGATTCTGTTTTAACTACTAGCTTAGGCTGTTCGATTGGTGCTGGGGTTAAATTATTTATATCCCTGTTTTCTGAATTGAATTCACCCAACTCTATAGAACCATAACCTCCACCGCCCATTACTTTAGAAGGTGGGGTTAATTCCTTAACACTAAACCCACTTCCTCTTAAATCATTAACGATTGAATTAAATCTATCGGTTGATATACCGTGAAATCCTATCCTTTTGGGGTTATATTTATCTATTTCATAACTATTGCCGGAAGAATGTGTCCAGCCTCTTATAGCGGTCCCCGTGACTTTAGTCACTTCCAGTCCATATTTATGAAATATATCCTTTGCGAGTTTCAGATTCAAATCTTCGTACTTCATTTTTCTCTCGAATTTTTCAAGCTCTCTCCTGGCATTTTCAAAAACTTTTAATCCTTGTTTTTTTCTTCTTGCTGGAATTTCCATATAAAATTTCCGGGCACTTTCTATTCTATCATTAAGCATTTTCCTTTGTCTTTCCCTTTCATCTTCGCCTGTCTTTTTTATCACTAGTTTTTTTTCTTTTGGTTTTTGTATGTCGCCTGCAGCCGGTACTCCAATCTGGGGTGTTGCTTGATAATTACTTATATATTCCCTTGCCTTTACATACTGGGTTCCTTCAGGTCCTAGCATTATCTCTTTTGCTTTTTCTACTCCCATTTCTTTCACATATTCATGGAAATTTTCTTTCGCTTTTTTGACTGCTTCTATTTCCCTCTGACTGAGTGACTTTTTTTCAGCTAATTCATCGATTTTACTTTGGTAATATTCAACTCTTTCCCATGCATGTTTTTTATTATCTTCTGTTTCCCCGGTATCATTTGCTATGTTCCTGAAATGTTCTTTCTTTTCTTCCCATGGTTTTATCTGTTCATCGAAAGAAAGTTCTTTTGACGCTAAATTTGCTTCAGTCCATCCTGCAAGCCATTCTTTCATCATCCCTGCGGAGCTACTTCCTACTTTTTTACCTTTTATCTGTTCCATCAAATCATAATCTCTGGCAGGAATTGCCATTTTTCCTTCCTTAAATGCTTTTCTACCCATTTCCCTGGCTTGCTGGGTTGATATATTCTTTGTTGTACCCTGTTCCTTCTTGTCACTACCGGTTTTCGCTTTTTGTCCTGCTTTACCGACATATTTCCATCCAGTGGCAGTTTTCTGATATTTTCTACCACTATATTCTTTTATTGTTCCGTTGGGTACTGCTTTTGCTTTTAATAATATGAGTCTCATGTTTTCCTCACATAAATTTTCTTATCCTGCTACTACATCCAATTCTTCTCAAAAAATTCTTTCAAATTTTTTGCTTCACCTTTTCCGGGTTTTTACTCTTTGTTGCAGCCTTCTTTTTTCTATCTGACAATATCTTATTTGCTTTATATTCATTCTGGAACATCTTCGCTTCCTGTTTTACTTTTGCTGAGGGTTTATAGGTCTTTGTTTTGCTTTTTGCTTTGCTTTTTCTTCCGCTAGGAACAAACACCCAACCATTCTTTGTTTTTTTGTACTTCTTACCGCTGTAAGTTTTCACCGTACCAATGGCAAGTTTTTCGGCTTTCATAAGCCTGTCAAGTAAAGCTTCTTTCAAATTGTTCATTTTATTTCTCCTTTTTTTATTACAAGTTTTGTTTCTTTTAATAATCTCCTAGGATTATCTTTTACTACTTCTATCAACTTATTACTTCCGTTATCAAACTTACACTCTACCACTGCTTCTATATCGCCCCCTGAAGCAAATCCTGCAAAGTATTTACAATCTCTGCAATTGTTATCATAGAATTCTACACCCCATTCAACCAGCTCATTATTCTTTCTACAATATATCCTACCCATAGAATCCGGTATCATTTGAAATGTTGTTTTCATTTTCTTTCCCCTATATTATATCCCTTTTGTTAAATTGTAAACCTTTTTATTTATTCAACCATTCATTATCTATTTCTTGAACTTTATCCCTGGTTCTTTCTATATCTATCCACAACATCGGCAATACTGCTTTTGGATTTTTGACACAAAATTCATCATTAAGTAATCTGCCTTGTCCTTTTTTTGCATATACTGTATCGTGCCCATTTGGAAGGTTATGATCGGAATATTTAACATTGCCCATGGCTGCTTTGCATACAAACATTACTCCCCTGTCATCACTTCTGCCATAATCCCCTGCATATTGGATCGACTTAGAGCTTACATCCGTCAAATATATACCATCTCCCAACATTCTACCTGTTCTGGCTTTTCTTAATTCAAAACCCCCTTTTGCTATCTTTGATGCATTCTCGAAAGTTGTAGCATGGTATCCTATCTTCACATTACCTTTTTCTTTTTCTATTGACTTCCATTTTTCATAATAACCGGCTTCTTCTATCTTGTATATACCTTTTATTCTAAAACCAAATCCTCCATGCTGTGTCTTGTCAAAACTATTTTTTAGATATTCGAGTACTCTCTGACATCTACCTCTATCAAGGCTTCTCAATGCTATTTTCTGGGAGTATTCTCTACCTTCCCTTGAAAGTTTCTTTCTTATTGCTTTCTGTGAAGCTTCAGACATACCCCCAATTCTTTTATCCATTATCATTTTTTCCATAACCGAATTTGTATATGAAGGTGATCTATTAGCCATAGTCATAATATCATAAACTTCTTTTGAGGTTAGTAATGGAGTTTGTTGTTTTTTTTCTTTGTTTGCTTTACTATAAAGTGTTGAATTTAATTTAAAAGTACTATACAGAGCGGCCAATTTGTTGGCCGCATCCTTATCCATATTTTTGCCTTTTTCTCTATTCTTCCTCCATTTCTTCGTAAAATTTCTAAATTCCCTTTCCGAGTTTAACGCCTCATTTCCCATTTCATTGGCCTTTCTTTGCCATTCTGCTTCTTCTGGAGTTGGGTTTTCTCTTATTAGTTTATGTTCATCTTTCGCTTTTTCCCTTTTTTCTGTCCATTCTTTATAAAGAATGTCATCACCTTTCATTCTTGCTTCATTCTGTTCTGCGGCCAATGTTTCTATTCTCTCATAAAATTCATCACCCCTTCGACTTGCATTTTTTTCATATTCACTTTTCTTTTCATAGACTTCTTTTAAATTTTCTGCACGCCCTGTAAAACCTCTTTTAAAATCTTCATCTAAACCATCAAAAATATCAATTCTATCTTTATAATTTTTCAACCAACTATCAACAGCTCCCCATATAACCATAAAACTACTCATTTTTTTGAGATTGAATCTCTCAAAATCCAAAGAACATTCCCTAACCGCTCTTTTTATATATTTGGGGGCTTCCTGAGAAGGTTCAAATATATGCAATTGATCTGATACATATTCCTCGGCTTTTCTATCGAGACATTTTATACCCGTGGTTTCCATTATTTCTTTTGCTTTGGGCGAGAGTTCTTTTGTTGTCTTATCCATTGCTGGCTTAGTTGCAACGTTTGTTTGTATTGCTGTTATATCTTTGGTCACTTGCTTATCACCTTTGCCATGAAACTTCCAGCCATTGGCTGTCTTGATATAATCTCTGCCACTATATGTCTTTATTGTTCCAATTGGCACTGCTTTTGCTTTTAATAATATGGCCAATTTCATTCTATAACTCCTTCAAATATTTTTCCGGGTAATGATCTAGCGGATTGCCTACTATCTTCAACCATGGGAGCAATAATAATTCCCAACCAAAAGTTGCTCCTAGTCTTAATGTCTTGCTTATATGCATAAAACCCATCCATAATGTTGGGACTTTTGTTACCATGTCTTCTTTATATACAAATCTTCTGGAAATTATTCTTCTTCTCCTAAAATCTCTTACAAATGATCTATTACCCACTCTTGGAGAACCAAAAGTGATACAGATCACTTCCTTGCCCCCTGCAGTTATCATGGAATAGAAATAAGCATGAAGAACCGCAAGGGCTGCCCCTAAACTATGGCCCGTAAAGATAACACTTTCTTTACCCCTTTTGATTATTTTTTCGAATACTTCTATTTTTGAAACTTGATACTGTCTAAAAAAACCTTCATGAACTTTTATCCTTTTTTCGGTTGTTCTTATCTTCTTGAAATTCAAATTATCATACCAATCAAGCTTGCCATGAGAGCCCTGGAAGACAACTACTGTATGTTTTCCGTAATCTCCTATCATGTATTCTGTGTGTCCTATTTTACAAACTTCAACATTTTCCATAACTTCTTTGACTTTTCCATGATGGCCGTTATAAGAATTTACGCATGCCTGGCACATATTCCTTATTGTCATTGCTGTTAACATAAGCTTTTTCTCCTTTTAAACTATAGTTTTTTACAATTTTACGTTGCACGTACCAATGCACGCCAGCTGTGTTTCTACATCTTTAATATCTTTATTAGCTTTGAAATTGTTGTTTTAGCATCAGAATGTTTTACACCAACACCCCCTGCATGCTCCCATTTTTTGAGATTTTTATCCATATCATCAATCAGTATATTCCCATTGCCTGCATATTTCTCTTTATTGTGATCTATTATAATTTCTATTCCTTTACCTATGTTTTTATGTATCCAGAATTTTTTATCTTCCTTATAATCTTTTACTTGGGCTGTTGATGTTAATATCTTCACTATATACCCTTTGTTCTTTAATTCTGCTAAATAACCCCATAACTTCAATGCATCTTTTTTTCTGGGCATACTACGCCACCAATGAGGTTTCGATTTTATTCTTGCAAAGATATCATCAGAGTTTTTATCATCATCAGGATGTATCCCAAAAGATGATATATAATGAGCATCAAAATCAGATAATACCCCATCACAATCACAATATATTTTCGGTTTAATTATATCCGATTTTATAAATAATCTCATACCCGACTTTTTTAACCTCTTCTCAAAATCTACACCTTTTACAACTACATCATGGATATATTTACCATCTTTTATAACTATCTCTTCTTCCATATTTTCAAATTCATTATTTCTGTCTAGAGTATCTTCAAAGGATATACCTTCTTTGCCTATAGTTGCTGAAATAACCACTCCATCTTCTCCGGCAAAATCATCAGCTATTGAAAAATTAGTAGTCCAGCTTATACCTGGATTATTAACATCTATATCTGTATCTTTTGAACCTCTATATATTTTAAGTGGAAATTTTAAGTTATCCACAAAATCATTACCTGTATTTTTAAAACTTTCTGTTTCGTTGGAAGTTTTTGTTTTGGCATTATTTATTCTTCTCCACTTCCCTTCAGAAACTTTTTTATACTTGCCATGAATAGTTCCTACTGGTACTTTTCTTGCTTTTATCATGACTACTAGTTTCATATTATGCTACCTTTAACTTTCTTCCATTTAATTTGCCTTCTTTCTTTGCTAATTTTTCCATTGCTATCAGCCAATCATAATAATCTGGAATCTCATCCAAATGGTCTTTAGCAATCAATTCAGCTTCAGCATCATCGCTTGTGTGTTCTCTTTCAATCTTTATACCAAGCTTTAATTGTCTGGGGTCGTATTTCTTTTCCATTTTTATTCTCCTATATAAATTAAGCAAGAAATAATTCACTACCTTCACTTCTTGCCATTGGGTGCTTATTTGCTTCTGTTGTCTCTTCTATCTCTTTCATTTTGTCTTCTATTTCTTTCGAACTTCTTTTCTTAGTTTTATTTCCAAGCCACTTTTCTCTTTTTTCTTCAAGTTCTTCTTCTACTTTTGATGTATCTTTATCAGGCCTGCTATCCAATCCATCTTTTAACCTTTTGCTCCTTTCAATTGGTGGCTGGTATGTACCTTTTATTATTCTTTCCAGACCTATGAACTCTCTGGGTAATTCACTAAACATAAATTCTTCTTGTGTCTTTATTAAATCACCCATTCTCATTGCAATGGCTTTTTGTATTGCTACACCTCTACCTTTCTTTTCGCTTTCTATTGAGTTCAATATCCTTGCCAATCCAGTTTCATCATGGGCTGCTATATCATCTATACTGCCAAGGATATTCATTTCTTTTTCTTTTCGGTTTAATTATATCCGATTTTCTTAATCTAATTATTAACTTCATTATGCTGTCATTCTCTTATCTGGGTAATGTCTTTCCATCGTGCTTACGAATCTACTATAAACTGCCCTTGCCATTTGTTTGTCCGGCATGTTCAGATTTACTAACTTTTTAACATAATTATATGCGTCATCATGTGAAGCACCTGCCACTTTTTTCTTTCTGAAAACTTTAAACATTAAATCTTCATGGGCTGAATACTCTCTATCTACTGTTTTGTTTTCCCCTGTCTTACCTGTTACTCCTATTTCAGCCCCCTTTCTTTCAGGCTTTTCATCAGCCGAGCCTTTCTTGCTTCCAACGGGCTCTTTGTATATGTATTTGTTACCCTCCTTTCTTATATATTTAGCTTTTAGAAGACTTTCCCTTAAATCTTTTCTCATTGCTTTCTCAAGACTTTCAGTCCAGTTGATTCTTTCACATAATGCTTTTTCCAACTTATTCATATCCAATCTCCTTTTTTCATTTTTTGCTTCCTATTTTCTGACAACTAACTTCTTATATTCTTTAACGCCTTTTTTGTAAAGCTCTTTTTCTTCCGGGGCTATTTCTAATAAAAGTCCTTGTAATTCCCCAACATGCACTACTTCTTCATCCGAAATAGACTTAAGTGTTTTCTTTGCCTTATCATTACTTATTGATTCAGCCAATTGCATGTATAGTTGTATAGCTTCATACTCCGCGGCTATTGCAAATCTTATTGCTCTTATTGTCTCTTCTTTTGTGAGCTTTCTATCTGCTTTCATACCTGAGAATGGGTTTTCAAATTTTGGCATATTATTTCTCCTTTATATCATTACTCTTTCTTTTAAATCTTCCGATCTTCCATCTATTTCTCTCATGTGTCTTTCCATACAATCAGGGCACATTCTACCAACCACACTCTGTGCATCATAATTTTCAAATCTCTCTGGAATATCATTCACCCATTTATCATCCTCCCTATATTTTTTGCATACTCTACATTGATATAATACTTCTCTTCCACTTTCAAGTTCTTTCTTCTTAATGTGTGGAGTTGTATCCAGATTATCTTCCAATTCCATTGCATTCTTTTTTGTTACATCTTTTGCTTTTTGAAATGGTGATTCCTTATATATTGATCTATCTTCCCAAATGGCTTTTTCCAGTGATTGTAATAATGATTCGGCTGCGGATATTTCATCAACTTTTCTACCCAATCTTTCCAGCGCTATTGTTAGTGCCTTTTTCATTGCTTTACCTGGTGCCCCTTTTTCCTTTTCTATTGAATTTAATATCCCGAGCAAACCTGTTTCATCATGCCCTTCTATTTCTCTTGGGTTACCTAGTATATCCATTTCCCTTTCCTTTCTATCTAGGATATCCCTTTTACTCATATCAAAGGGAGAATTACTTTCCAAAACATAAGTTGCTACATCCTTATTTTGACCCTTTCTAAATATTCTTTTATTCCTTTGGTCAAATGATGCAAAGGTGGGTGGAATATCATAATGAAATGTTACTGTACCCCCAAACTGAAGATTATGCCCAGCTTCTAGAGACTTGGTTCCTATTATGAATCTTACTTTTGATTCTGGGTTATTAAATTCAGCTTTTGCCGAGTCAGCTTCTTTTTTCGCTGTGTCGCCATTTATGGCTACAACACTACCTTTTCCATATTTGGCTTCCAGGGTTGTTTTAATCGTATCCATTGCTTTTCTACCCTGTAAATGTATGACCGCTTTTTCTCCTTTATGATCATTTTCCATTATATCAAGTATTTTCTGAGCTTTGGAATTATTTTGTGGGTCCCCATTATGGAGTATTTGATAATTTCTCGCGTCTCTTCTACTTGCTGCCCCTATTTTTTCTCCTTCATTTGCCCTTTCCTGGGCATATTTGGCTTCCGATTCTTTATATGCTTTTCTTTGTGCTTTTGTTAAATCTACTTTTATCCTCTTTATGTTATTTTTCACCGGCAATTGAGTCCTCTGTGAATATACCCATTGACCTATTTCTCTCCTAAACGCGTCATTTGCACCTTCCTGCACTGCTGTTGTACCTTGATTTAATCCTTCATATCTTCTTTCAAAATCTTTCATACTACCGAGTGTATGATTTGGGTCCACAAAATCTATTTTCTTCCACAATTCCCTTTTTGAATTTTTTATGTTTGTTCCTGTCATTGCTATCTTATAAGGGATTATTTTACCCAATGATTGTAATCCTTTCATTCTACCCGAGGATTCATCGCTTGCATAATTTGGATTTGTTAACTCATGAGCTTCATCTACTACCATCATATCAAAGCCAGCTTTTTCCAATAGTTCTTTATCTGTTCTTAATTGGTCATGACCTATGATTATTATTCCATCTTTTTTATAATTTTGCTCTCTTTGTTTTGGTCCCTTATCATTTAAAGTCACAAGTTTTTGTCTATCCGGTGTTAAAAACTTCTCCCTTTCCTGAAAGAATTGGCTTCTTAATTTTGCAGGTGTTACTACTAAACATTTTTTAGCCCCTTTATTATTCATTGCTTCCAGACAGGCTGCATATCCTAGTGGAGTTTTACCTATACCTGCTTCAAAATCTAATACTGCTTTACCCGTTTCTTTAAAGAATCTCAAACCAGCTTCCTGGGAAGCATCTAGCTTTATTTTACTTTGCATACCCTCTGGTTTATATCCATCATTCATTTTATGGGCTTTTATCTTTTCTATTATATTTTCTTTCTCCCTCGCCTTGACATTTGTATTAAAGAATTTACCTAGACTATCTTTTGGTATTTCCATTACTATTCTTTTATCTTTAGTTTTCAAAGAATAATCATCCCTACCAAGTCCCATTATTCTCGCTTTCTTTCTAGCTTCAAATAAATCATGACCCATATCTACCTGGACGGAATCTACCGGTCCTTCTTCCAATGCATTTATTAAGTGAGCTGTTGCTCTTAAACTACCTACTGCTGAACCTAAATTCTTTTGGCCAGCTACGAGTTGTCTCAATGCATACCCATTAGCCGAAGCTTTAGAAAGTATTGCTTCTACGTCATCACTATCTTCGGCTAATTTTCTTATCTCATCCGCATTTGCAAATCTTTCCTCGGATTCTTTTAATGCTTTATCAACTACCTTCATATTATTTTCTTTTGCAAATCTGTGAAGGGCTTCTTTCACTTCCTCTGTTCTACCATCAGCATGTATTTTAGCTGCCACTATCCTGGAACAAGATTCTATTCCCATCGTTTGAATAACATCTTGATTAAATATTCCTTTTACCTTGAATATATCACCACCTACTCCATTTAGTGTTGCTAAACCACCTTCATCTATATGCTTTTGGGCTGCTAATCCTTGTGCATTCAACTTCTCATACAATTGCACGTTCTTTTGTGTTTCAACGTGTTGCTTTACTTCTTTAACTATATCATCATCAATGCTACTTGAATCTTCCGCAAATGTTGTACCTATTTTAATCTCTGGTTCTTCTCCAATTCTACCCCTGGTAATATCTTTTAACTTTTGACGAAATTCTCTCCTTGCTTTTAATATTTCTTTTGCCTTTTCCACGTTCAAAAGGTCCTGCATATTTTGTTTCTTATCTGGTGGTATTTCATCTCCAAAATAATCTGTTGCTAGTGCGTTTAATGCCCTTGATTCTAATTGCTTTATCTTTTTTTCTTCCATTCTTACCCTGGCGGCTTCTTCTTCTTTTTTATATTCTTCGGGTTTTTCTTCCATCAACTTGGCTATTTTTTCTTCACCTACTTTATTCTTTTTGGCCATTCTTTTCTTCGCAACTTCACTTATCTCTTCCAGGTCTTTGGTTGTTAATATCGTTTTGTATTCCTCGCCCATTATCGTTTTCACTTTTTCTTCATAGGAGGCTCTTTCTCCTTTCTTGGCTTCTATCTCTTCCTTCTTCAGCTTGGTTTGTTCTTTTCTTTCTTCTGGGGTTATGTCCTTTAGCTTGGCTTCTTTCTTCTCCTTGAGTTGCTTTCTATACTCATCTTCTGGTAACAATTTATCGATCTTGAAGTGGTTTAATTTACCGCCTGCACCTCCTACTACCACATAACCTCCTTCTTCTACCCCTTGCACCAATACGTGTTGTCCCCTTACTGTCACCCATCTCAATCCCTTTCCTTTGAGGTCTTCTTTTTTATAATGCTCTTTGTCTGACTTCCTCATCTCCATATCCGGGCCGGATATCTTACCCTTCTTGCTCTTTACCTTGCTCTTGAAGTCATCTATCTTGAACTCTTCCATACTACCAAAGAATTTTTCTGGGTTGTCATAATGATCACAATATGCTTTCTTCGCTTCTTTATCATTATTAAATCCCAACATCACTTTATCTTCATCGTATTTCCCTGTTAGTGGATTATTCTGATGTATTACATATACCCTTTTACTTTCTTCATCTTCTCCTATGAAGCAATCTACGCAATCTCCGTCAGCCCCTTCCGTTAGTCTTATGTACCCATATGGTATTTTCATCTTTGTTTTCCATTCGTTACCATCTGGGTCTTTTCCTCTTCTTATACTGCCAGGTTTATTTTCTATACTTATATCCATGCCCTGGAATTTTCTTTTACCTTGTAATTTGTAGTTTGCCTTTTCCATATTCTCAAAATGATTTTTTAACAGGTAATAATTCTCTATGGAAAATTCTCGCACATCCAAGTCCTCAACACCAGGGCACAAAAAAGAGAGCTCAACGGCTTTTTTCATAAGACCTAAATCTACCGTTGAGCTTTTATTCATACCGCTATATATACTGTTTACTAACTTCCAGAAGCTTTCATCTTCTTCCGTATAATTTGGATACTGCCTATGTACTATCTTTTTGGCTTTATCCCACTTCTTTTCGTCTTGCTTATCTTTTACTAATCCTTTTGGCATTTTGTTACCTCTTTATTTTAATTACTCATTTCTTACTATACCCGCATTTGCCCACATTATACATTCTTCCAGCTTAGTTAACGCTATAGATTTTTCTCTTGATTGTGGGACTTTTTCGTCTATCATTGTTGCTAATACTTTTCCTTCCTTTCTTATCATCTTTAATTGGTCTATTTTATATCTATCTGGTTCATGATAAGTAAAATTATTTTCTATCTGTGGATTGTGCATTTGCTATCTCTCTTATTTTTTTAGAATATCCTCTTTTATATAAAGAGGATATCCATTAAGTCTTCCGGCCAAAAAGAATATATCATATTCCAACTCTATGGGCGACGAGTCTATTTCCTCTACTACCATAGGTGTATATTGCGGTCTCACAAACTTTAGAAAAGGACCTTCGATATTTCCCACCGCCATCATTTTTATTCTTCTACCGTTGTCAACTAATACTTCCATCGCCTTTTTATTCCTTATTGGCTATATTTGTTTTTTTTGATGCTAGCGATTTTGTTTCCTTCCTTATAGCATCTTCAAATATTTTTGTGTTGTATCCTTTCAACAACAGGTTGTGTCTTTTTATCTGTTTCTTATACTGATCATAAAGTTCCTTATCTACAAAGAAACTTAATGATGATTTTTTGTTGTTTGTTGCTTCCTTCATTTTTTATTCTCCTTCTTATTTATTTAATCCCCATAATGGAGGTAATTCACTATGCTACATTTTCCATCTCAATTCAGAATTACATTCTGGGCATTTCTTTTCTGACATTTCTACATATTCATATCCACATATTGGGCAAGTAAAAAATCTTATCATATTTCTTAAATTTAGGGGCAAGAAATTCACATTTTGCATCATCACTTTATAGCCAACTTTCATATTTTTTCTATTCATTGATCCCGCTCTCTCAACTTTTTAAACAAACTATGATATGCTCCCTGAACTATTAAAGGATATTTTTTAATTTGAAAAGCTGAAATATTATTATTTGTTACCCTTAATAATTTTTTATGGGGATGATTTACTCCAGACCTTTCTTTCATCAGTCTTCTACCAAGTTTGTCATATTGTTCATCGGTCATTATTGGGTTGTCCGCTATATAGTATCCATAACTTGCAATTAGATACCAGGATAAGCATCTATCTATGCCCCATTCCGTCATCAATTTCTTAAAAGTTTCACTTTTTATTCTTTTCATTGTCTTCTTCCAACAATTATATTACTTTATATTCTTATTGTAAACTATTTTTTTAATTCTTCTTTAAACCCCATCTTATCCCTCCTGTTCTCCTGATAACAAAATAACTGTTTCATAATCAGGATAATATGCTTTAGCGGTTTGTTTATCATTCCATGTTTTAATAAATTTATAGAGTTCCTCTATTTCTACTATGTCATCAAAATCCTCATACATTTGTTCTACTGCGTCCTCCAAAGCAGAATCAATATCAAGTTTAAATTGATACTCGGAACATCCCCAGACCCATTTCGGAATATCATTGTCATTGTTTGATTCATAAAATTCAAGCAAGTCTTCATAATCCTTAAAATATTTGTCATATCTGTCATCATATAAATATTCTAATTTATAATCAGAGTATTTAATTTTTTTTGGGTTCATATCATTCCCCTTCTATTATAAATTTTTTTTCTTTTCTGGATATTCTTATTCTTCCGATTTTCTTTATATACTTGAAACTACTTAAATTACATTCTATAAATTCTTCCCTCTTTTTTCCTCTCAACTTAGCTACTCTTACCCATATAATTATATCCCTCAATAAAGGATGAATTTTTGTTCTTATACAAATATTTAGAATCACAAATTCACTTTTTCCATCCGCGTTTATCATTTCTACTATATCACCTGGTCTTATAAAAGAATCTACTTTTATCTTTTTCATTTGTTTTATACCTTTGTTTTACTATGTTTTTATTGTTTATACCATTGCACGTTTGTGCACGTTGCTTAGTGATTTATTGTCTTAGATTCTTTTCTTTCTTTCAAAATATCTACAATAATATGTTTTTTCTGTTGGGCTAATTAGAAGTGGAGATAGTCTGCAACATTCCCCATTCTTGTAATATCTACAATTACTACATTCCTCTTTTCTGCGGGCTTCAATTACCATTACAACTATTAAAGCTATACAGAATAAAAATAAGATAATTAAAATTCCTGATATTCTCATCATTTCTTTTCTCCTATAATCCACATGCAGTACTTTTTATTTCATCGAGTATTTCATCTATTTTTTCCTGTACTCTTTCTTCCGCCATTGTAGCGACAATACTCTCTATTGGGTCATTTTCACTGCTTACTCTCTCTTTTACTTCTGTTTTTATTTCATCTTCATCTACTTCTAAATCTATACTTTCTAATTCTGAAATCCAAATATTAAGAGCTTCAATTCTTTCCGGAAGAATGCTACTTTCTTGTAATTGCTCTGGCATATTTTCTAGATTCTGTTCTGTTTCTTCTTTTAGTTCCATTATCCTGTCTATGTATTCCTGGACAATTGTTTCTAAATCTTCCGCATTTTCTGCCTCTATCTCTTGTAAATCATCTTCTATATCCCACAAAGTTGAATTGAAACTGCTTTGAGTTAATCTTGACCTACGTGGCTTTTCCTTGCTTATATGTTTGCCCCCATTTCTAAAGGTCCACCAATAATATGAATCCCCTTTTGCTATCCTATAATCAGGATAATCTTTTCTTGCTCTTTTTACAAAGTTTAGTCTTGGCATTTTAACTCCTCCGCTGGTTTTATATAAATATTATTCCTTTCTAAATCTAAAATAACATTGTCTATTGACACATAGTTAACACCTCCGTATGAATCTTTAACTTGTATGATCAATTCCTTTTCTTGATTCATAAGATTTAAAGACTTTATAACTTCCTTTATCCTCATTTTTATTCTCCTAGTTCTTCTCTTATTTTTGAATCATTTTTCAAATGCAACCTATTATATCCCCCGTATCCTTCCACTTGATTAAAAGAACTCTGGATACTGGAATAGCCATTAGCTACCAACTCTGCAAACCCTTTAAATTTAGTACCAATAATATTCATTATGTTCTCTAAATCCTGCTCCCGTAGTTTTATATAATTAAAGAGTTCCTTATTTTTGTCGAATTTATTTTCCAACTCTTTTATTTTGTTTTCCCTTTCTTCTATTTCCCTCCTATATTTCTTTTCTATCGTGTCTGATTGCTTCCTTAAACTTTTTTCAAAGAAATGAATTAACTCTTCTTTTTCTTCTTCTACCCTCTTTTCCCTTTCTTCTAATTTTCCCTTATAATATTCCCTGTATTCTTTTCGAATGTTTACTATCATGAGAGCTTTTTGCTTCTTTTTTCTATTTTTTATAACTTTCATTTTCTTCTCCCTTGCAAATTACATAAAATCCTGTTGACCCGAATAATAGGTTTTCTGAACCATGACTTTCAATATATGGACAAAAATTCTTACAATATGCGGAACCTATCATCTGTCCTTTAACAACTGGGCAAATATCATTACACCTAAAACCTATACCTGAGATACATGTTCTGGTATAATATCTTTTGGTTGTCATTTTCTTACCTCACATTAAAACAAATTTATTATTTTTATTTTCAAAGAATTTAAACATGGAGGATTGTGGCAATAGAAAACCCTCAAATTCAAATAATCTCTTACCTATATTATCCTTATGTATTTCTTTTATCATCTTATTTTCTTTTCCTCTCTTGCTATATAGGACATCACCTTTACATAATTCTACTAAATTTTTGGATTTACTCATACAAATTTACCCTATTAGCTACATAATATATTTCTTTGACTATTTGTTTAATTGTCCTGTTTGTTGTATCTATCCTGTAACTATTTATATGTAAATGTGATTTAAGTATGACAAGGGCTTCTTCATAGTATTGAATCATTCTGCGAGAATTTTCCGAGCTCCATTTATCAAAGCCGGAAGGATCATCAGTATTTTTCCTTTCATTTATTCTTCTTGACATTTCTTCGGGATTTACTTCTAAATAAAAATAGAATATTTGATTCCAAAATTCCAAATATCTATTCTTAAAATCCACCATATCGGATATAACACTATATTTTTCCATGGAATTTTTCAAAAGATATTGGTAAACATAAGTTGAAGTGATAAATCTCTCGAGCAATACTACCTTATTTAATTTCAAAGCCGGGATTATAACTGTATCAAACATTTGATAAAAGTCTGCCCATATCATATGATATTGCGCTCTGTGTGATGTTTTTTCATCGAACATCATTAGTCGCAATCCTTTACATACACTGGAATATTCACTACCTGGGCATCTAGTTGCTAACAAATTGTCTTTTGATTGTTTTCTTATTTCATCTGCTATTGTTGTCTTTCCACAACCATCTGGTCCTTCTAATATTATTATCATTTTATTTCCTCCAATGCTTTATTCATAGACTCCTTATCTATTTCTTCCCCGCATGTTGAGCAATAATTGTCATCTTCCATCACAACACCCTCACAAGAAGTACAACCAAAAGCTGCCATATTACCCCAAGGGAGAATAATTATTTGAATAAAATCTTTTTTCGTTACTTTTATCATTTTAACTCCCGGATTATATCTTCTATTAGTCCTGTCATTATCTTTTGACTTATTTCTTCCGCTATTTCTTTTGCTCTTAACTGTATACTATCGATATATTTTATTGCTGGCCAATCTCCTCTTAAAGCTTCTCTTAAAAAGAAATCTGATTTTCCTTCCTGTCCTATTCTTAAACATCTGCCCATTTTATTATTTAAGACAATTCTTCTGAATTCATCATACTCTTCTTGAGCTTTTTTTACGGCTTTGTCCCAAATTAAATCTGACAAACCTATAAAACCTGGATTTATCATATGTTTTCTCCTAACTTAAATATTTATGAAGATTAAATATATTTATTTTAACTTCTATTTTATGTCCATTCAATTTCCAAAGACAGTGCCTGGCTATATTTAGAAAATACCATATATCATATAATAAAAATTCTATGTCGCATGATCTTATCAGGACTGTGAAAGTTATATTGTCGAAGATATCCTGCTCTATATGAAATCCCAACAGACTTGGCACCATCCTATCAAGATTATAATTATCATCTGGATACCATATGGGTATATACCCGTGTCTGGAATTTTTACTGTTTACTAAATGGGATAAAGTTGTCTCTAAATGCTGTTTGACTCTATCCTTGGTCAAATATCTTAGCTGATATTTATTTTTATTTCTGCCTTTGGATAAAAAAATAAAATATCTAGCAATTATCCCCGGTAATTTTTCGAATTCTTTTTGACCTATAATATATTCTGTTATTTCATCTCCTATTGAATAATTATAAATATAATTAAATACTTTCTCTGTGGCCCTATCCCCAAATATTATGTCTTCTAGCTTCTCTAGATAAGATGAAATATCTATCATTGACTTTTTACCGGTACTCAAATGTACGTTGTTTGTTTCCTGTATTCTGATTCTATTTTTAGTCCCTAATCTGGGTCTATCCACTATGGGACCCTGATTGATTCTTTCTCTAAGCTCTTTCATAAACTTCATGATATTATCTCCTTTTCATCTAATTTTTGAATATTATACTCCCATAAGGATAATATATCCCTGAAAAAATTTTCTGTTGATCTTGGTTTGTTTCTTATTACTAGAAACACACTACAAAGATATTGTGGCCTTATTAGTCTGCCTGTTACCTCTTCTTCCTTTAACCATTGTAAATCAAATCCTAAAAAATCCTTGACTATCGGCGCCAATAATACTCCTGATCTTTCCATGCTAAATATAGGGCGTCTTCTTACACATTTTTCTCCATTACAGCTTTTGCAGAATCTACAAGGCCCAAAACAGAAAATTTCATCATTGAATGGTTCTTTCAGCAAGGTTCTTATTATATCCCATAACAAGGTATCCTCTACATGTAATTTTTTATATATACTACTCTTTCTGGCCTTTTTTCCTTCTTCAAAAACTTCATGAAAATGTTTGTTGTCATAATCCTTGTTAAAGGAAAGTCTACAACATATCAAAATCGGATTTTCTTTGTCGATATTGTCGGAAATATACGGGGGTACTTCTTTGCAACTTATATATGTCTGATTTGCGGGACATCCTGTTAAATTATCCCCATATGGTTCATAACACTTCTTTAACCCAAAAGCCCTATCAATATACTTCTTGCTGGAACTATGCATGGATTCTTTCGGAATTTCTTTTATCATTATCTGATAGGAATGAATATCCTTCTTATAATTAAATTTACCTCCAAATGTAAAATATCCTTCCTTTCTGAAAGAAGTATCTATGTTTGTATCCAATTCCCTCTTCATTTTACTACTCCTTTATTATATTCTTCATATAGTTTCAACGCCCTTGTTCTTACTTCTATTGGATATATATCCCTGAAAAATATTATCTTTTTTTCTTTTCTTCTGATATATTTTTTATGAGAATTGTCCAACTTATTCCAATTCTTATTTATAAGAATGGCCAGTTTGTTTTTCTGCCTTTCTGTCAAGGGATGTTTATTGTAAAATTCTGCTAAATATTCTTCTATCATGAAAAGAATCGCGGCTTCGTTTGTGCTTTTTTTAGCTTCTTTTATTATTGGAAGCATATATTTTTCTATTGTAATAATTTTGCTTTTATTCATATCTTCCTTCTTTTGTTTTAGAACATAACAGGGGAGAATTTAATCTCCCCTGTTTTGCTTTTTATATAAATGATTTTAGGAATTCTTCCTTTTTTACTTCTTCCTTTTTTACTTCTTCCTTTTTATCTTTCGATCTAATAACTATTTTAACCTCCTTGGTATTATTTTTTAAATAATGTATCATTGCTCTTAGATTCCTATTAGTGTATATGTGGGAAATATTATTACTGATAAATAATTCATACCATTTGTTCATATTTATCCTCAATATCTATATAATATGAATTTATAGTATTTGAATTTTCCCTTTCATATAATACAAGAGCTTTGAGTAAATTATCCTTGGTTTTATTTAAGCAGTTAGCAAACATTTTTATTTTCCTTTTTTCTATTTCATCGGTGTCCATTTCAAACCCAATGCTTTATTATCCCTGGGCTTCTTAGCCACCCAATAAACCAAACCCCTGTCGTCCCTGTATCCATTTCCCTTATAACCTGCTTCCTTTAAAATCGGCAATACTTCATTTTTCCAGCTTCTCGATTTTCCTACAGACCTAAATATTCTTCTGTTTAGTCTCACCCTCCTGTTGTCTACTAACAACATATGATTCCTCCTTTAAATTATTCAAAATAGATTCGGAAGAAAATTCATGTCTTTCCCTGAATTCTTCCTTCTTCCCTTCATTCCAATTTTTTACCGGTCTGAAATAACCTACTACCCTTGAATATATTTCTGTGGGAACTTTTCTATCAGTCATATAATCTGCTCCTCAATTTGTTTATATTATTTCCTTCGTTTGCTCCCAATTTAAAAACAAGATTGTCGAGAAAAGGAATTATTATTGTTTTGTTAACATGTAAGGGGTTATAATCTTTAAAGCAATCAATACATATAAATTTTGATTGCTTACCATCTTCGTATCTCACTTCTATCATTTCTTCTTTTTTATGATATTTCCCACATTTTCCAAAACACTTATGTTTTCCTTTTTCTCCCCTCATTGTTTTATTTCTTAAGCTCCTTATATATTTTTACCGCTCCATAACCTATACCTACAGTCAATGCTGCCCCTATACCGATTCCTAATCCTATTTTCCATCTACCGGATTTAATCGTATATCTTACCTCGGCACTTTGAGTAAATTCCCTTTGATATAAATTCCCCTTTATTTCCATATTCAAAGTATTTCCTTTCTGCTCTAATGTTTTCCACTCTATCTTGAAAGGGTCATTATCATAATGCCATAAATGTATTTTCATTTCTTCGCAGGTAACATCTACGGGTCTTTTGACTGGTTTTGAAACAACAGGTTTTGGAGCTGGGGGAATAACAGGCTTATTCATATAATTATATACGGCCGCTCCACCTAAAAGAGCGGCCAATATAATTGAAGCAAACCAACTTAATGCTATCACCCCATTTTTTGTCATTGTATTACCTGTATATACTTTCTTAAATATTCAATTTCTTTTTCTGATGTAAAATGGGAAGAAATACCTAGCTCTATTCTTTCCCTGATATACCCAAGGTCTTTCCTAAGCCTTTCCGTTATAATGGGCCTCAGAAGAATCCTCTCTATTATATTTAGAGCTTCGTAACTGGCTCCTAGATTGCCTTTATACTTCTTCCAATTGACTGTTATGCAACTTCCTTCTGATCTGCTTTCCATCCTCTGCTTTATTTGTTTTTTTTCTCCTTCAATCTTTCTGAGTTCCTCCTTTTGTTTTGCTCTCTTTTTTTTGTCATTTACTACTTCTGATAATTTTTTCATTTAAAGCCTCCTGTTTATTATTGTTAATAATATATTTTGTAATTGTGTAACTTAAATTTGGGCAATATTACTTTTCTATTATCCTTTTTATGTATTTTTCTAATTCTGGATAATATCTTTCCCAAGTGCATCTACAATAAGGGTGAATAGTAACAGCAGGGATATAATCTTTAGGCTTTCTCCCGTAATTTGACAAACCTGGGTATATGACGTTATATTCTACTCCCTCTATTCTTATTTTATCTCCTGGCTTGCCTGTGTCTTTTAATACTACTATTTTTTCACTTACTAAGTCCAGACAATAAGGACATGCATCTGGAGATGATATTCCTTTCATAAATATATTTTCTTCTTCCGGCTCACTTCTTAGTTGGGACAAGAATAGGCCATTGTTACAATTTATTGCTGTTTCAGTTCTTACCACTCTATCCCAATCTCTGTTTATATCTTCTTCTTGATCCCACAAATCCTGAAAAACTTCATATTTATTTTTCCTTTGTTTTATATCATTTATTATTATTGCCGATATTTTATTACGGGCTCTTTCTGTTATATTTTGGATATATATTCCACATTCCAATTCAGCCATTTCTATCATATCCATGTCTTGATTATTATAACCATATTCCTTAAAATCCCTTTTATCAAATTTCTTACCGAATTCATCCAGTTTCTTTTTAACTCTTTGCTCTTTATCCAACCTTTGGATTAAATTACCCAACCAGAAACTATCCTCTACCATTTTCTTTTCAACTTGATTCTTTTCAATTTTAAGATACTTTACTATGGCTTCTTCTAACTTCTTCCATTCAGCTTTTTTTATTGGTTTTCCTGTATTTGGATTGTATTGTATTCTTCCCTTAAATATCAATAAATCTTCTGCTTTCATAAGTTGATTGTCTGATAATAAATCAATTGCAATACTGTTAGCTATATCCTCTATACTATCCATACTTTTATGGATATATCCCAATCCTAAAGACTTACAAACGGAAGAAAGTAATATTTTGGTTATCCTGTGAGTATATTTTTCCCATCTTTTTATCAATTCATTTATACTAGTATAAGGACTTAATTCCTGATGGTTGTGGGATTCCGATTTTAATAATTCATCATACATTTATTTTACCTAAAAATAACTTTCTATATCATGTCCGGCTTTCTTAAGTTCTTCAATGTGGGTTCTCAGTGATTTTTCAATTTCTTCCGGAGCCTCAATTTCTTCTGGCTCTTGCCATTCTCCGGAATCATCAGGCTCTTGCCATTCTCCGGAATCTTCTGAATTTTTTTCGCCGCGATCACTACCTTCTTCTTGGCTCCCTTGGCCGCCAAATTGTGGCATTTGCATAGCCTGTAGTAAAGATGGATTGAGTGGTAAATCCATCGGGTCTTCTATTTCGGAAATTTTAATTTTATCCAACCCAATGTCATCTCTTACTTCATTCATTGATTTTACGGAGCCTACTGCTTTTGAGGCTACTTCGTATTTCTTCAATTCATCTTTGGGATTTATTCCTACAAATGCAAATTCATAATCTTCATCTATTTGCGACAATATTTTCCCATTTATGCTCTGCAAATAAGTCAACAATGTCTTTAATCCCCTGTCTTTAGAATAAAACTGTCTTCCTTCTATATTTTCTCCTAGAGCCTGTTGTGTGTTATCCGTCCTTATACCTAACTCTGCTAAATCCATGGAAAATACACCTGCAAACAAAGAGAGGAAAAAAGTCATTAGTTTATAATATTCCAAATCTTTATTAGATTGTCCCAAGGATTTAAAATCCATGGAAACTCCTTCTCTGCCTGTTGGTAATATCGGAATAGAAAATTTAGCTCCTACCCCGCTCATAGCCATATACCAATACCTTTCTATTGTTTCTATCGTCTCTCTGTCTGCGTCCCCTTGCAAAGCTATAAACCCTTTTGGCACTTTGTCCTTTGTGAATTGGTCCCTATTGTGCGATATCCCCAAAATCAATGCTGTAACTAAGTCTACCGCTTGCTCTAATGGAGAATAACCATATCCTCTGTGTCTCAAATCAACCCTTTTAAACATACAATCAAATACAAGTTCATCCCTGGTATAAGCCGCCATTATCTGTGACCTTATTTCCTGTACATAGGCTAGATCGGGGTTTTCTTCATATCCTCTGGAAGTACATCTACTTATTGTAGCCCCGTCTATTAACCAAAAAGCCCCAACTTCGCCAGAGCGAGTTTTTTGTAATTCAACGGCTATTTGATCTATTGTCAAAACTTCCCTTACCTGCATCTTACTATAATCTATAAAATCATCTTCTCTTTCGGGGTCTTTATCATATCCTGTTTTATGAAAAAATTCCTCTAATTCTTCCGCTCTTTTATCTTTTCCCCTGAATCTATTTTTTCCTCTCTTTTGAATAACAAATCCCGGTTCTCCTGGCTCTCTGGCTATCTTAAAAAAAGGAGTGCATTGTTGCTCTCTGGTATTTATTATTAAACTTGCTACTGATAATCTTTCTGCCATTCTCCGGAGGACATCATAAGTTATTCCCATCACTCTTTGTCTTACCTGTGAAACGGTACTACTCATACCAAAGTAAAGTAAATTATCCTCAAATACTGACTTTATTTTGTTCAGAGTGCTATTATCAAGATGATTTTCCTTTGTCTTTATTATCCTCGACATATTGTTTTTTCTCCTGCATATTTATGTATTTATGATCTTATTATATATTCGATATATCAAACTGTAAACTATTATTTTTTTCTTAAAATATCTTCTGTATGCATTGATAAATTTCTTAAAAAAGAGTCTGCACTATACATTTCTAATTCTTCTATATTTTTAACTATCTTCTTTTTTTGTCCATTTTCTTCTATTTCTTCTATTTCTACTTTTGGTAAAAAAGGTCTATTTTTAGATTCTGAGGCTTCTATTTCTTCTTTTGTATACTCGGAATATTCTTTTACTTTAGAAGAATAATAATTTAATATCTGTGGATTTATTAACTGCGCCATTTTACAATAAGCTTCCGCGTGAAAATAATGGTCTGGTCCTGACTCTCTCCAAACATATCTCCCACTTCTATCCCTACCAAGATTTTCACCGAATACCCTGCTCGAACTCATTATTTGTTGATAATATAAACCATAATCTTCTTGATCTTCATTATCTATATCTCTCGCATTTACAGGATTTATCATTATGCCCTTAGTAAAATCACTCTTTACCTCATCCAAAATAAAAGTTCTATCTATGGCTATTTTTCTTTCCCTTCTGTATTTCTTTTCTTCTTTTTTTATACTGAGCAATGTATGTCCTTGAAGATAATCACAAGAATAAACTTTTGGTAATAATTTTTTAATACTTTCTACTTCCCTAGTTTCCGGCTCTTGATCAATCACTATTATTGAGCTCTTTATTTTATCCCTCAAAAATGAAATTAGTTCCGAAGTCTGTTCTATTCTACCGGCAAATATCAACTTTCTATGTCCAGTACTGAGTAGCTCTCTAGCTACTACATGATAATAAGTTGGTCCAACATCTATACCCACATAAATATTGGAACTACCTTTTAACAATTTGGGTTCTAACGTATATCTTAATTTCTGGGAAGCTTGATCCAAAAGAAACAATGTCACTTTGTTTGAGGAATCGGAATACGGTAAACCTAATTTTGAATTATAAAATAATTGCGTCTTTGTATTATTTCCTATCGCTTTTGAATATGTATTTATAAGAGATTTTATAGAAACATTGGCGGAAAATAATTGACTTACTCTTCTTCCTGCCCTGTCTTTGTTTGGGAATTCTTCAACCCATTCTCCCATCTTCATTCTATTTATTGGTCTATGACATTTTTTACATACACAACCCCATCCATCTTTTCTTAAAATATCAAAAGTCAGTGGTCCTGTTTTTATTACAACATTCTCAAAAAAATCTAATGTCTGAACTGTATTGCAACTATCACACTTTACCATCCATATTCCTCTTGTTGAATCCTGATAATAAGCATCTATACCCCAATTCTCGACACTTGGATTCCCTATTCTTCTATCATATTTATAATCAGAACCATCAAGCCTATCTGGTGCCATTTCTAGATTTTTTTGGTCACATTGATCTACTTCATCCACATATAAAGAATCCGCTGGAGTTGAAACAAAATCTGCTGGGGAATTAGAACCTACATAATTCAAAACACCCTTGCCAAAAGTTTTTAAACCTATACTTTCAGATGAACCTATCGACGCTTTTAGGGCTTCCTGATAATAAGGAACTAATTTGATAGGTCTGTCTACTCTATCTTTTACAAACTTACCCCTGAAATCAGTGTTTGGTGTTACGTATAATATCCTTAATCCTCTTATAGCTTCTTCAAAGGAAGAAACTATGAATAATTCAGAAATTCCCGATTGCACTGCTTTTTCCATTGCCAATCTCTCGGGGAGATTTTTATATAATTCTATGAGGAATCTATATCTATCCCCGAACTCCATTTTTCTACCATGTACGTTGAGATGATGCTCTCTGGCAAGCCATAGTTTTGGATATTCCCTCTTTAATATTTCTTTTTTTAATAATATCTTTTTTTTTAATATTTCAATGTCACTCATTCTTCTATCTCCGGAGGACTATATGTTACTTTGCCTTCTAATATTTCTAAGTCGGCTAACTCTTTTTTTAAATCCTCTTCTGACATATTATAAATAGAATTATTCACAACAGAAGTTGAATTAGAATTAGAGCCTGCAACAGCGTTAACATCATTTCTCACACTTACTCTGGAACCAATATTTTTATTCTGGTAGCCTGCATATCCTAATATATCATTAGCGGCCTTTCTTTTTTCCGCCAAATCTTCTTTATTCTTGGCGACTTTTATAAGCTGTTCTACCGCAAACTCCCCACTTTGTATTATTTTTTCTACTACCCTTTCCTGTATACTATGCATATACTTATCAATCTGGGTCCTTATATCTGGCCATGTGAGCCAATGTAAGATGATGGACTCTGTTAGATTATGTTCTTTAGCAAAAGATTTTACTGTCTTTATATTTGGGGCTGCTGCGTAAGCAAGGCAAAATCTTTTCATTCTGTGAGTAAGTTCATGTGGGACAATTCTTCTTTCTGCCCATGTTTTAGTCAAATCTTTATGGGGTGGTTTTTCTCCCTTGGCTACACACAAAACATTTTCTATTATTTCTGATTTTTTTAATCCCCAATAAGGTATTTTAGCCTTCTTATACCCTTGACATATTTTTATTATATCCACCTTATTTATTTTTTGAAGGGAATCTAGATTGTATTTAGCCATGTTTATTTCCTTCTTCTTTTTCATTGTATTTTTTCCAACGGACTTTCTAATAAATTATAAACCAATGCTGTGCCACATTCTAAAAGAAATTCCAACACCTCATTCTCGGAAAAATTAAATTCTTTTTTAAGTCTTATTAGAACTTCAACTGTCTCTGCATTTGCTTTTATGCCTTTTTCCGAAAATATCCTGAATTCTCCAGATTCTTCGTTAAATTTAACACTTTGAACAGTTCCAATTTCAATAACTCTTTCTTGAATTTTATCAAATTTTTTCTTTCCTGACATATAACTTCCTCCATAATACCATCATCTTTAATCTTCAACAAACCATATCTTTCCACATTATTCTCTTTTTCTTTTTTGATTGATTCCACCCAACACCTATGCTCCTTTTTAATGGGAATATAACTATATACTTCTTTCAATGTTTTACAATTTTTTGCAAATTCTATTGCAAGTTCAATTGGAAAACCTGATATACCTTTTATATGATCTGAAGAATCCCCCGTTAATAATTTATAAATTAGAATTCTATCCGGGGGATAACCTAGTTTTTTCTCCAACTTGTCATAGGATATTTCTTTACCGTCTTGAAGAATGCAAAAGTTTTTTCTCAATATCTGACACCAATCCATGTCACCAGATATCAATAATGCTTTTCTATATCCTTTTACTACACTACCGGCGACATCATCCGCTTCATATCCCGGTATAAATCTTTGGTCTGCTCCAAACATAGATAACAAATCTCTAAGTCTATTACAGGCCAATTGTAATTCGTCTGGTCTCTTTTTTCTCTGGGATTTATATAGGCTTGACATTTGTTTCCTTACTAAATGATCCCCCTCATGGGCTATTATCACTTTACTCCTTGGAGATTCTGTTATTTTATTCAATAAACACTGAAAAAATCCATGATATAAACCTGTCTTTTCCCCATTCCTATTAGAAAGATTTTTCAAACCGTAAAAATATTTGTAACTCATAGACATAAAATCACATACTATAAGATCATATTTATTAGTTACTTGCCCTTTCTTCACTTTGCTCAGGTTGCTTTCTATCATTATGCTATACCTTCTGGAAACTATTTATTTTATCTATGAAATCTTTATAATTTAATTCTATGATAATATTCTTTTTTTGTAAACTCCTTTTTAATATTTTAAGAAAATCTTTACTTGTGATAAAAACACTCATTTTTTTCTTACCTGGATATTTATGTATTAAGGCTAATATTTCTATTTCTCCTTCTCTATATTTTTCGATACTCCTCATTTCTTTTCTTGGGTTCATTACTTTTCTATTCTTAGTATCTATAGCCACTAATCCGTTATTTGTTATAACATCAGGAACTGATTCCCCTTTTCTAAGTACTCTTCTTGTACCTAAATCTTTAGCGACTTTCCTTTCAAGGTTTTTCCAGGCTTTGCTTGACATTAGTTTATTACCCTTGTTTTATTAAGTGATGTTATTATTTTCCTGTTTTTTTCTTTTTCAATCAGCTCTTCGACATTCTTGCCGGCTAAGGCAACTGTTTCTGTATTGTAAATAAGATTCCGGATAGCCTGAATACAGCTTTTAACCAGTCTTAATTTTTCATCTTCCTTGGGACTCTCATCATGAATCTTATCTACTCCATCTTCCATATTGTTCAGTCTTTCCACCATATAGCTGGCTCTTATATAACATTCCTTTTCACCGTCAACTTCTATTATAGTGTAAATATTTTTCTCTATTCCCGATTTTAATTCTTCCATTATTTTATTTCCTCGTATCCAATATCCTGTGATTTAATTACTCCATCTTTTATCTTTTCCAGGATTATCATAACATGAATGGTAATTACATTCTTAATTATTAAATCCCTGAAATTTTTATCCTTATCGAACCTATTATGACATTCTCTACACATTGGCAAACCATTTTCTACCAAATGTCTAGTAGTCATAAATTTTCTGGGTATTATATGGCAGGGGTCATCTGCTGGCCTGCCACAATACACACAATTCCCGTTATTTTTTTCCTTTACTACTCTTGACCAACTTCGGTCCTTTCTGTTTATTTCTATTGACAACTCCAGACTCTTTTTCTTCGATAATAATCTTGTTTTCTGTTTCCCCATTATCCTTGTCAATGTCTTTTTCCTCCGCTTCATTCTCAGTTGTTGTATCTTCCGTTGTGTCACTATCCCCGTAAAATTCATCAACTATTTCATCATCTATTATTCCCTCATCAACAAAATTTTCATCTTTTTTAGTCGGTTCTATTGTATCCAAAATCAATACAATAATTCCCATTAACATACTTGATATTTCTATCGCTTTCCAGGCCAACTCTGGACCCGAGAATTGTCTTTTGTTGTCATTGACATTTTTGACAATATTATTTGCGGCTTTTGCGGCTTCTAAAGCCTTGTAAAATTTTTCTTCATCCATATTAAGATATCTCCTTTAATCTTGTTATTCCTTTTCCATCCATCTCAAGATGGATATTGTTTTCAAAACTGTTTTTTAAACTAGTATGAGAAATGGAAAATATTTGATAAAAATCTTCTTTGAAGAAATTTATGACTGCTATAATTTCTTCCCTGGAAACTTCGTCCAGTGCGGAGAAAATTTCATCTAAAATCATAAAGTCTATTTTAGAATTCATCCTCAACAATTTATATCTTGCCAAAGAAGCTCTTACTGCAAAACTCACACTATCAAATTCTCCTCCTGATAATCCCACAATTGACCTTTTGCCTTTTTCATCCGTCAAGTATATTTCAAGACCATCCAATACCTCCTTTTTTTGATTTTCTTTAAATAGCTCAAAATCTATTTCTTTGCTAGTAGCACCTATTTGTGAAATTATATTGTTAGATATTTCATCCAATTCTTCGAGTCCATAAGATATTAACTCCATCTTGCATTTTTCAAAAACTTCTTCCAAAACCACCCTATCAGCTATATTGTCGGTTAACTTTTTTTCTTCTTTCAATAAAGATTTTAATCTGTCTTTATCTTCCAACATATATTCTATCCTGGTTATAACCGAGGCTAATTCTGAATTTAATGTCTTTAATTCGCCCAATAAATATCTATTACTGACTCCCAAATCCCTCAATTCACCATTTATATCTTCTATCAATTCTTCTAGATCATCATCCTTTATTACTATAGCTTTTATTTTTTCTCCCGTTCTGGTATATTTTGTTTTGAGAGCATCCCTTTCTTCTTTCAACGAGGAGAGCAAATCTTCTTTTCCTTTTACTATATGTTTATTTTTTTCTATTTCTCTCAGGATATTTTCCAACTTTTCTTTATTCTTGAGATATAAATTTTGTTTTGTTTTCATGTCCTTGATCAAATTATTTATATCAGACAATTCTTTTTCTTTTATGATTATTGAGGATTCTATTTCTGCCTTAGCCTTATTTTTATCCTTTTCCAAAACAGTTCTTTTTTGTTCTGTTATTTCCGTATCGCAGACATAACAAGTATTTAGTTTTATATGTTTTATCTGCTCCTCTATATTTTTTAAATTTGTTTTAGATACTTCTATGTCTAGAATTATCCTATCGGATTTATCTTTCAAGGAATTCAGCTTTTTGTCTTCTTCCGCATTCCATTGAATTTCCAAATCTTTTTTTATTTTGCTACATTGATTGCTTTTTATTTCATTAGAGTCTTTTATTTCTTTTATTAAAGCTTCCGATTTTTCTATATTGGATTTTAATTCCAATCCTCTTTTCTTTATTTCCTGATATTCTTTTTCAAGTTCTTTTTTATTTTTCTTTTCTATTATATTCTTTTCTACTTCTATTTTTTTTTCTGTTATTTCTTTATTCAGAGTTTCAATTTTACGGATATTTAAAGAATAATCTTTGTCTAATTCTTTCTTCTTTTTTTCCAGACTCATTTTAGAAGCTTCCAATTGATTCATATTTTTATCAGAACCTTTTGTCTTTTCCTCTAAATCTTCTATTCTACCTCTAACTATATCCAGTTTTGTTTTTAATTCTTTCCTTTCTTTTGAGGAAAGGTCTTTTGCTCTATCAAATATATCTGCTCCAAAAAATTCCTGTAGAAAAGCTATTTTGTCACTTGTCTTGTCCTGTAGAAATTTCTGAAATTTCTTTTGCTGGAAGAAAAATGAATAAAGAAAATCTCTTGGGGTTATACCTAGAAAATTTTCTATATATTTTTGTCCCTCTTTTACAGAATTTGCTTTTATTTCCCCGTTTAATTTAACTATCATTGTGGAAAGTGTCGAGTTTAGATTTTTTCTTTTTTTAACTATTCTTTCAATAAATAGTTCCCCATATTTATCATTCAAAGTTATATTTACCCGACATGATTCCTGGCCTATTCTTATAATTTCATAATCAGTCTTGAATCTGTGTTCCCCCGTAAATATCCATCCTATACCTTCAGCAATGGAAGTTTTACCAGTACCGTTCGAATAACCTTCTTTGTTTTTATATTTACCAGTTATTCCTATGAGTCTTTTATCCTGCAAGTCCTCCAATATAATATGTTCTATTGATAAGAAATTTTCATACTCAACTCTGGATATCATAACAACCTCTTTTTTATTTTATTTTCAAAGTGTCTAATATATTTATTCCCAACTTTTCAATTCTCTTCTTTTTTTCTTCAGATTTTATCACATCTTTGAGGACTTTTGAAAATATTTTATTAAAATTATAACCTTCTCTATTGTCATCCCTGGATTTTTTTAATACTTGATTTTTTTCTATATTTATTTTCCTGGATACTATGTGTGCATTAACCTCATCAAATTTATTTATTATTAATCCCCAAGTAAACCGTGCTCTGTTTTCTTTACTTGAACTAACTTCTATCCCTACTAAAGAATCTTTATACTTGTTCAACTTATCCGGGGCTATCTTAAACTCCTTTTTATTTATCAGGTCTATTTTTACTTTATACATTTTCTGACATTTAAGGTTAATTGATTCAATCTTGCCACTATAAGTGTCTAATGTCAAAAACCTTTTTTCTTCCATCCTTTCTCCCATATCGAATCTAACTGGGCTCCCTATTATGTGAATATTATCTTTATCTTGTGGTTTATGGACATGACCTGCTATTATTGTCTTTTTACCAAATATTCTGGTATCTACTATTCTGGAAGAACCCGCGAACATTTCTTGCTCACTACCTGGTACCGCTCCTATGGGTTGAAAATGTCCTATTACGGCATCATATTTTATATCCTTGAAAAATGATTCAATATATTCCGAAAAAGTCGAATTTTGAAACAAATTCTTTTTTATGTGGGGTATTAAAGCAAAATTCATATTTCCTATTTTCTTAGTAATTAACTCTTCTATAACTTCTACCCCGCTTTCCTTCATCTTTGAAAGTGGGTGTGTTATGGATTTTAATGCTCCTGTTACATCATGATTGCCAGGGATTATTATTATGTCAATGCCTTCATTTGTAAATTTTCTTATATAAGCTAACACTCTAGAGAACCAATAACCATCTACCATGCTCCTGTCAAATAAATCTCCTGCTATAACAAGAGTCTGAATAGCTTCATCTATGCAATATTTTAACATTATTTTTATTTGCTTTTCCATATCCAGTTCTCTGTTATTTTTACTACCCACTGGATAAGTCCCTCTACTACTTCCAACATGCCAATCTGCTGTTATTGCTATCTTCATTATTTTTTCTCCGGAAAGGATATTATAATTTTATCTTTGCCTAAAACTCGTAAAGGTTGTTTGTTGTCAATATATACTTCCACTTTTTCTTTTGATTTATCCGGCACTATTCTTATTTCTAATTCCCTTTCATCTAAGTTTGATACGATATATAACTTTGTCATTTTAACATCCCTAAGAGCTTCTTGGAGAAGCTTTTATCTTTCAATTTTTCTCTGTAAGTTGCGCTGTTCATTTTTTGGAATCCTTTAATTGTCAAAGTCTTCCCGGATATTGTGGCCATTCCTTTAGATTCCAAAGCCAGGGCTAAATCTTTTGCTTTATCAATTCCTTTACCATACACAATAGGAACTTGACATTTTAAAAAGGGACTGAATACTTTATTCTTGATGCTTTTTGCTACTACTAATTTACCTGTTTCTTTGCTACCTTCCAATACCTTGCCACTTCTCGGATCCCTTACTTCTAATAATGCTCCTGTCGAAAAAAATCCCATTGCTTTACCACCTGGTCTTGTTTCTGGATTGCCAAACATAACCCCAATTTTCAATCTTATTTGATTGAGGAATACTATTGTAGTAACCGGCTGAGGGCCTAGTTCACTCAACACTTTTCTTAATCCTTTACCCATCAAAACCCCATGTGCCCCCATGTGCTGTTTGTCCATATCATTTTCAATTTCGGCTCTAGGGACTAAGGCTGCAATAGAGTCTACTAAAATATAATCCATATTCATCTTTATCCCTTCTATTATCATATCAAAGCCTTCTTCGCCGCATAAAGGTCTGGTTACTATCAATTTATCTAGATTTATTCCTATAGACTCAGCATATTCGGGATTAAATGATTTTTCAGCATCCACGAACATGGCTTTGCCATTTTTCTTTTGACAATCAACGATACCACACTGTCCTATTGTTGTCTTGCCGCTACCTTCTGGGCCAAATAGTTCATAAATTCTTCCCCTGACCCAACCTATTTCTGAATTTCCCGTAAGTATTATATTAAGGTTCCTGGACCCTGAACTTATAAAAGAACCTTCTAATACTCTACGGGAAATCTTGGAATAATCCAGAATATTATTCCCGAATTTTTCCTTTAATTCAGATAAATCCGACATTTAGAATTCCTCATCTTCTTCTACTTGTCTTTTAGTTGCTTTCTTTTTATTCTTGGGACTTTCTTTTTTCTTTGGCTTGTAATCGTCTTCTTCTTCTCCGTCTTCTTCTTCCTTTACCCTTGATTTTTTCTTTTTTGGTTTTTCTTCATCCTCATCCTCCTCATCGTCATAAGCATGCTTTTTATCTTTGAAAAGGTTCTCTTCTTCATATTCTTCGGAATGTTCACTGCCCTGTGTGTAGAGTTTAACTATCTTATCAATATCGTTTGATTCTTTGAACTCGTCATCTATACTCGGATACTGATCTTCATCAATCTCTATATCCAGGTCTTTGACTGATTTACTTAATTTTATTTCCGAGAGTTCCGCGTATTTTTTATCACCTTCTTTTTTCTTGACTAAATCCAATATATATTTTGTCAAGTCAGACCCGCTCTGTATTTGATCCGGGCCTTCTTTTATAAATGAAGCCAATTTTTTAGCCTGGGCTTGTGTTAACCTTAATTTTCCTATCTTGTATTCTTCATCAAGGTCTGGTACAAATTTCTTCTTTGATTTACCTGTTTTTTTATCCTTTACTTTGATAGCTATCCCTTTGAATTGCACTCCTGGCAGAACTAGGCTATATTGTGCTCTTAGGCCATTCCCTTTTTTGTTATATGAATCCGCCAGGTCATCATCTCCGTCATTCTTGGCTTCTTTCTTTAAGTCATATTGCTCTTGGGCAAGGGCACACAATCCACATTCATCTACTGCCCATCCTCCCCCTTCTAATCCTCCCGAACATGTTCTCCTGTAAGTATTTTCCCCGATTTTTACCCAATGCTCATAACCGGCTGCTCCTTCAACGTCTAGGATAAGAATAAAATTATGTCCCTCCCCTAGCTTTAGGAAATCTCCTTTACCGCCCCCTAGATTGAGAATTCCTGATAAATCTTTTTCATCATCCAGTCTTACTGTCATATTAAAATCTCCTCTTTTTAGTATTTTTTAATTCTTCCCCTGTTAATACAGAGTTATCGTTAAAAGAAATATCTCTGTCCTTTCTTATATAGGAAGAGATACTTCTTAAAGATTCTGAATTCATTTCCAGGGCTTTCATTATCCTGTGAATTTTTTCATCTATCTTTCGGACCATTCTTATTTCTTTTTTTCTTTTCATATATTCTTCTGAGTTGTCCAGAAAAGATTTTTCTTTCACTACTCCTTCTGTAGAACGTGGTGGTAAATTATTCCTGGACTCATTCATTTTTTTCTTATCAAATTCATCATACTGATCCTCCAGAAAATTTATATAGCTAATTATATCGGCCCTTATTGTGCCAAACTTTGCATAATTTGCAGAGCAATTAGATAATTTATCTAATACTGCTCCGGGTACCTGATGGTTGACTAATAATAAATCATTCAAATCAACTTCAAAATTACTATTGTCTGGGAGAACTATTGATACTTTATTGAAATCCAATCCAAAGTCTTTTAATGTTCTCTTATTCTTATTACTGCTCAACTTGTTCCTCCCAAAGATTTTTAATGTCTTCTTTTATTTCTGATTTATATTCCGTTCTTATCTTTGACATGAATACATTAAGTTTTTCTTCTGTCTGTATCATGTCCGTCACATTCCTTGCATAAGCTGGATCGTAATGAGAAATTGCCAAATAGCTCAAAATTCCTTTTCCCCCGTTATTACATAAGCGGGAAAGGATTATCATTAAATCTTCTGAATATCTTTTATAAATAGCTCCCTTCTTGGATTTTCTGAATCCTTTCCCACTTAATAATTTTTTTAAATCAACTTCCGATAAAGGTTTTAGAACTCGTCCTCCTCCTCTTCCTCCTCCAATTCCTCTTCCTCTTCCTCTTCTTCGTCCTCCAGGTCTTCGTCCTCCAGGTCTTCGTCCTCCAGGTCTTCGTCCTCTTCCAAGTCCTTTTTCTTGTTTACCTTCTTGCCGGATTTTGCCGATTCTTTCTTCGTTGTTTTCTTCACTTCTTTCTTCGAAGATTTTGTTGTGGCTTTTTTTTTATCAGAACCGAAACCCAAGTTTCTCATCTGTACTCCTACAATTGCAGAAGCTGACGGACAACCTAGCTCTTTCAGTTTTGCTGTGGCCTTTTCTCTGTCACCTTTTGTCTTAGTAAGTATCTCGGCCGCAATTTTTGAAAAACTTTTGCCGCCTGTTTTCTTGTTACCTGGCGGTCTTAAGCCTTTTGGGGCTTTCTTCTGATTGTTTTTGGCTGCTGGTTTTTTAGCTTTTACTGCCATACAATCCTCCTTCTGTTATTTTTTTACTCTTCATTGAAGAGCATTTTATCACCTTCCCCTAACCTGGAAAAACCTTCCTCATCAGGAGTAAAGTTTACATATTTATCCGGGGTTGGTATTCTTATCCCCATATCCAATTCCAAATTCTCCTTATTTGTACAGGTTTTGTTGAATTCAGAATAATCACTTTTTGAAGGCCATCTACCACATCCTGCGAATAGATTGCCAAAAAGTTCAGTTCCATCTCCTTTTGAATAAAGACATTTGTGAGCAAAATCACACGCCGGTCTCATTGCATTTGCAATAAGATTCCATTTCAATTTTTTCTGGAAAATGTTCCGTATTTCCCAATGTATTCCTACTATAAATTCTTCTTCCCCGAAACACATTCTCCTTCTGCATTGACCTAATAAAGCTAACAAGTTTTGGGTGAATACAAATGGATGATGATAAGACATGGGCAATACAGACCTTGCCATTTGATAGGATTCTTTCCCTTTGCTTATTATATCTTTGTATATGTCTTTGCATAGCTTCATATAGGTTCTTAATGCAAAGTTTATATCCTCACTCATTTTCTTATATTCTGAATAAAGGATAAAACTAGAATCTAGTTTTGAATTATCCCTGCATCCTATAGAACCAAAACCAGTACCTATTCTTGCTCTGGCCATCTGATCAAAACAATGTCTAGGCACTCCTCTTACCGTAAAAGTAAACTGTGGGGATTCTAGAGCTGTTGGCAATGTATTTCCTTTCAATGCATTAGAGACTACTATATATCTTTGCAAAGCTCCTACTCTTTTCCATTTATTCCGGTATTGATCATCTCCCCAAGTTGCTGTCGCCATTTCAAATATGGATTTATATGGATTGCAGGGCTTATCTATAAGTTCCACTTCCAATATTTCACATCCGAAATAAATATTGCTTACTATAATTTCTTCTCTGTTGGGTAAAGTACCGCAAGCTTCCCTTAATTTGTCCGTTGATTCTTCTCTCATTTTTTTATACTTCCTCCATTGTCTTTTGTTCCTTTTAGAAAGGTATATTGTAATCTATATCTTCAAAAAATTCAGGCAATATTATTTTAAGCTCATCAAGAAAAGGTCTCATTACTCTCCTCATATCAGGATGGGCTGTTGGGGATGTTCTTAGTTTTAGAATATGCCTCCACTCCCGAAGGTTAGCTGTTACAACTATTTCTGTTTTTATATCGTTTGGTAAAATTCCTCTTGCTGCCTGTGCAGGCATTCCACTTTCTGTCCAATTCATATAAAGCCCTTCAATAGTCTCCGCTACCTTTTTCCACTCTCCCTTCTTTATTGGTTCATCTTCATCAAACCAATAAGGTCTTATAAAAGTTAATTCCCTATTGAATCTATTCTTGGAATAGTTACAATACCTGGTACTTTCTTGTGAAAAAGATGCTAGTCTGTGTCTTACCATTTCATGGCTAAATCCCCTATTATGGATAAAATTGACAGAAATAAATTCATGTTCTATTACACTTTCATGACCTTTCATTATCCAATTTCTTATTCGATCGCTTTCTTGTTCTTCTGTTCCTGATTCCGATTTATAACATACTCTGCCCGCTCTCGAGATGTTATAAACAATTTCTTCCCTGTTTATCAGTCTTAATGAAAAATTAGGTTCTATTACTTTCATGCTTCCTCCAATTTGTTTTTTAAAAAATCAGGCGTCCTTTTGTTGAAAAGGACGTCCTGTAAAACAGGAGATTATTTTTTTTCTCTCATATAATATAAGAGCAATTCATGTGTGAGTCTCAAATATTTTCTAAATCTTTTAACAAAATAAATGCTTTTTTACTTAGGTTGTATTTATGAGCAATAACACTGTTTTCTTTATTGTATCCTGTCATTAAATAATATTCCCCTTTTTTAAGGAATCCTTTCTTTATTTCCTGAAATATATTGGCGAATACTTTTATTTCCAGTTGATTATTCATCCAATCTTTTGCTGATATAAAACACATATCATTGCCATTTTTATCCACCCAATCTTTTATGCTTTCTATCTGGAAACAATAATATTGGTCTTCTTTTTTATTATTTTCTTGAATGGATACTATTCTCTTTTTATCCGCTAAATATTCTATTTTTCTCCATATATTTTCATCACTGTAAAAAATATTAAAATTACATACCTCGGCTTCTATTTGTATCATTTCTTCTTCTGTCCAATTTCTTATATTTTTATATTTATCCCACATCAATTTCATATCTTGTTTTATTTTTTCTGGTTTTGCTTTTCTATATTTAGATTTTAAAGGATTCCATTCTTCATAGAATTTATATATAGCCCTCTTATTGTCAAAAAGATTATCAAACGCCCCTGCTTTTATAAGGGCCATTATAGAAGTTTTATTAGATTTAAAATTCAATTCTTTTCGGAAGAAATCGGATAAAGATAAAAAGGGTCTGTGTTGTATAATAACTTCAGAAAGTGATTCACCAATACCTTTTATAAATGTAAGTGGAATTCTTATCTTATTTTTTTCAGGCTCGAACCTACCACTTGATTTATTTATATCTATGGGAAGAAAATTTACTCCTCTCATTTTAATAAAATTAAAATATTTTGCGGCCTTATTTTCTTTTCTGAAGCCATAATTCTTTTCGGAATTCTCTGCGTGGTTTAACAAAGAAGAATAATAAAATAGCGGGAAATATTCTCTCATGTATAATGTTTGCATTGTCACAACACTATATGAAACACTATGGGACTTGTTAAAAGAATATTCGGCAAACTCGGCTAGCTTATTTATCAATTTATCAACTCTTATTTCCGATATACCTTTTTCCAAGGCCCCTTTCCTGAATCTATCCGCAACCTCTAATAATTCCGGGTCTTCTTTCTTGTTCTCCGTTGATGTATTTCTTAAATACAACATCTTAAAAGTTTTTCTGGCTTTGTCCGCTTCTTGTAAAGAAAATCCCCCAATTCTATGTAATATTTCTATGAATTGTTCTTGATAAGCAATTATACCATAAGTGGGAGAAAGTATTTCCCTCATTTCTTTACTCTCTCCTTGATAGACTTTTCCTTGCTCTAATATCTTCTTTCTGTTTTCGAGAAATTTAATATGCTCTCCTGAATTTAATATAGCCGGGCGATACATTGCGTTTATAGCTGATATATCCTCAAAACAAAATGGCTGTACACTTTTAACATAAGCATCTATTCCCTGATTTTCAAACTGGAACAATCCCATACTTGGATATTTATTTAATGCTTTATATAATTTTTTATCTTCTAAATCTATGTTGTCCAGGTCTATCTCTTGTCCCGTATTTTTGAGAGCCATTTCTAAAGCATCCTTTAAAATATTAACCTGATCTA